TTATTTTATCTGCCAGATTGGATAACTTTGCCAATCTTCAGAAAAGCCCATATAGGCTTTGGATATGTTGCTATGCGACAACAAAAGATCAATCAAACGCTGACGCCATGTATGTTGCAGAGTAATTTTATCCATAAAGTACAGTAGAAAAACCAAGCTATTATACAATTTACGATCTGCCGAAGTCGTTTGATCAAAATTGCACTGCTGCGCTAAGCCCAAAGGTTTATTTCTAGGTTTCGCAATGGTTTTCGTAAATTTACGATTCCATAGACGGGAATGATGTGCACAGGTATTTCGCAAATACACGAGATGCTGTAATAAACCTTCAAATTGCTTTTCATCGCAATCAAAATGACTCGAAATTGCTGTGCGTGTTTGTTTCGGAGCAAGTGACTGATACCATTTAGAAAGCTGCCCAAAACTCATCACCTCACAAGTTGCCCAAATAGGTGGTAGCTCTGGATCATCATAGGTACGTTTATAATGATCTATAAATACTTCATCAGCTCGGTCTATTTCGCTCTTTAATGACTCTAATAATTTTTCCCATCTAAACAGAGGTTTAAAATATTGCGGATGCATAAATGCATGTGCACCATGCCGATGTGCAAGCTCATAGGCAAATTGGGTTCGAATCGCCACTTCAACCCGTTCGATTGCATCGAGTACCAAGAGCCTGAGTTCACGGTCAAAAACATAGCTTTCCCACACCTGTTCAAAATGCGTGTTTTCTTTAAAACAGTGGGGTGAATGGGTCTGTTCAAAGGGTAGCCAATAGGCACCCAAACGGTAGTAATTGACTTGGGCTAAATGAAAAATGGCTTTTTGTTCATCGGAAACGACCATACCGCGAGATTTTAAAATCTCCAGTTGCTCGAAAAATGTTTTTGGCAGCTTATTAAATGGTTTCATACGGCATTACCTGCACACTGAGGTAATTGCCTATATGTAGATTCATTATTATATTTTGGTAGAGCAGAAAAAAGTAACCCGACAGTTTGAGGATGCAATTGCTTGCCTAGCCTTGTCGGGTGTTGTTGAGCGTATTGTGCAATTTTATGCGTTTTTGTGCAATGGCTTTTTGTTCGCATTTGCGAACAGATTTGTATAGGACGAGTGGAGAGCATCATGCGCTTAGCTCCACATCCACTTCGTTCTTTTTATCAGGATGTTGCCAGCTACGGACGTCAATTTTACCTGTTACGGCTGCTGAGATAAGCGCTGTACGGCGTTCTTGCATGAGTTGAATAGCATGTTCTGCCGACGCCATTAACTTAGAGAAATGATTAATTTTCTTTTTAATGGCTGCAACAATTTCTTTAATTTCATTTTCAGGCGGAAGAGTGATAGAAATTGCTTTAACAATATCAGTGTTTAAGTTTGGTTGTCCTGAACCTTGCTTAACTCTTTCACGTAAATCATTTGTCAGAACTGATAAATAAAAATAAGCATACTCTGTGTCTATTTTTAATTCCTCAAACCCAACCACACCATCGTTTGCATTTGCATTGATGCACAAAATTTTAGGAACTCCAAGCGTAGCACCACTGTTTGAAAGCAACAAAGTACCTGTCTGGAAAACTCGACACTGTTCACTTCCCTTCTTTGTAAGAAATGTTTCTGTACTTGTAAGATATAGCTCATCATCTTTTGTGATTTCAGCAACTGTTACCCACGGTGAATAATCGCCATTAAATAATGTTGGATCACCAGCTGGACGAGGTGAGCCTCCACGTACTACTTGAGAGATATAACCAAACTTACTTACAGTCCAATGCTCAGGCACTTCCCCTAACCATTCCACACCTGAATCTTTCATTGATACATTCGGATTTAGCCCTTTAGTCACCGCATGACTAATCACCGCTTTGCGTTTTTCTTTCAGCAGTTCAATCAGCTTTTCTTGTTTAGCAATGAGGGTGTCAATTTGTGCGGTTTCGTGGTCGAGGAAACTATTAATCTGGGTTTGTTCTAATATAGTTGGTAAAGGAAGTTTCATATTCCTTATAGAATTAAGAGATAAATTAAAAATTGTAGTTCCTGTTACCTCTAAATCATAATATTTCTTTGCTTGTAACGTATTTAAAAAATTTAATAAAAATAAAGCTAACACCTTATGTTCACAATTTATGTAAGCAGCACTTTTCCCCAATATTACTAGTTCACCTTCATATAATGCTACCTTACCAATCGTTCCATTAATCGACAACAGTACCGTTGATTCATTCAAGAAAACTCTGTGCTTAATGAACTCCTCATTAGGTACTTCTTTAGCTGTACTACCAATGACAATCTTACCATCTACCAAATTATTACCATTAATAAAATAATATCCTGTTCCTTCTTGATAAACTGGAGTTGAATGTAACCCATCTCCTATTTTGCTTGTAACATGAAACAGTTTTGGAGTTTGCCAATGACTAGGAACCTCACCTAACCACTCAACACCTGAATCTTGATACTCAGCATATTTCTGATACTTCGCCATTACGAATGCACCTCTTGTAGAAGTGCCATAATTTCACGGCTTACCTCATCCAAATCCGCATCAATTTCAGCCAAATCACGCGGTGGTTCATACACATAAAAATGACGGTTAAATGGAATTTCATAACCGACTATGCCAATTTCAGCATCTTGTGCATCACGCTTATCAGCATTAATCCATGCATCAGGCACATGCGGTTGTACTTCACGCTTAAAGTAAGACTCAATTAAATCTGTGGTGCTTTGGCTTGGGTCTAAGGCAATATTTTCCGCATCACGCAAATCGCCATCTTGTACAAACTCAACCACTTTACCTTGGTAGCTAAACTGACCATATAGCGGGTTTTCTTTGCCTTTAATGACTTTGTTAATGACAGGTTCAGCATCCGCATTTTTCCAAGTCACCGCATCAAGGAACTGCTTTTTCTCTTTGGTTTCCAGTTTAATGCTGCTGTCTTTTAAGGCGTGTTTCAGTACCTCATCAAAGGCATTAAAGTCATCCGACTGCGCCGTACCAATTTTGGCTTTTAGTGTTTCGGCTTTACGCATTAAAGATCGTTGCTCAAGCCACAACTTCGACTCAAGCACAGTTTTAATGTCTTTCTCTTTAAGCTCGGTAAATTCAGCTTTAATCAGCGCACGGATTTCTACTTGCTGCGCTGTGCTCAACTCACCATAGCTGCTTTCTGTCCAGTCATTGCCAAAGCCTGCATAGATTTTTTGCATAACTGCATTAAATGGCTTTGGAGCAAAACGTAAAGTCGCAATACGCTCATCCGAAAGCTGCATCGATAAACGCAATGGACGTTCAATGGTGACACGGCGGTAGCCGAACTCGTAACTGTTAAAGATTTTGCTAGAGAATGGTTTTTGCTGTTCACTTTCGCCATCTAAAGTCAGTGTATCCACTGCTTCAAACGCGCCGTAGTTTTGTGTGATGGTTTTAATTTCTGCATCGGTCAGGTAATTACGCTTTGAGCCAAGTGACTTCCGCATTTTCGAACTCAGGTTCGTGGCATTGATGAGATGCACTTTGCCTTTACGCTCAGCCTCTTTCTTATTGCTGAGTACCCACACATAAGTCGCAATACCCGTGTTATAGAACATATCGGTTGGCAGCGCGATAATCGCTTCAAGCAAATCGGCTTCTAAAATATAACGGCGGATTTCACTTTCACCACTGCCAGCACTCCCTGTAAACAAAGGTGAGCCGTTTAAGATGATCCCGATACGACTGCCTTGATCATTGCCCTGATCTGGCTGACGCATTTTGCTGATTAAGTGCATTAAGAACAGTAACGAACCATCCGACACACGCGGTAAGCCTGCACCAAAACGCCCTTCAAAGCCTTTATGTTCGTGCTCATCTTTAATTTCTTGTTCGATCTTTTTCCAATCCACACCAAACGGTGGGTTCGACAGCATGTAGTCAAACTGGTCATAGGCCAGTTGGTCATTGGACAAGGTATTGCCCAGCTTAATATTGCGAACATCCTGCCCTTTAATCAGCATGTCGGCTTTACAGATCGCGTAGGACTCTGGGTTTAACTCCTGACCAAAAACACGCATTACCGCTTCAGGGTTATGCTCATACACATACTCTGTGCCTGAAGATAAAAACCACCCGTTCCCGCGGTTGGGTCATACATGGTACGAATCACGCCATCTTTATTTAAGGCATCATCATCTTGGCTAAAGATCAGCCCTGTGGTGAGTCGAACAATATCACGTGGGGTAAAGTGTTCCCCTGCGGTTTCATTAGCAATTTCTGCATAACGACGAATTAGTTCTTCAAACACCAAGCCCATATCATGGTTCGAAAGCTTTTCAGGGCTTAAATCTGTGGCCGCGAATTTCTGCACCACTTTATAAAGTAAGTTGGCATCATCCAATAAACCTGTAAATTCATCAAACTTGAAATGTTCAAATATTTCTCTTACTTCTCTTGAAAAATTTCGAGTATAGTCATTGAGGTTGTGACGAATATAAATTGGACTAAGAGTAGCTAATTCAAGCTCCGAGGTATTAAAGAAGGCTAAACCTTGAGTTGATTTAATCAATGACATTTCCATAGCTTCTTCTGAAAATGTTAAAGCATTTATATTTTTATACTCCTTAATCACATTAGCTTTGGTGGGCGCTAATACACACTCCAATCGACGTAATAACGTAAATGGTAAAATAATTTTTCCATATTGAGATTGTTTGAAATCACCACGAAGTAAATCTGCAACTGACCAAATGAATGCGGCTACTTGAGAAAAATTATTGTTAGTCATTAAAAAACCAAAGCTGTTAAGCAGCTATCAATATTGAAATAAATGCGGTCATTGTGCCTGATTTACAATAGGTTTTACAGACCTTAGAATGAGACAAAAGACAATAAATTAGTATAGATATGGGCTTTATCAGTATTATCGAAAATAAAGAAATTTACAGCTTTATGCTCAATGATGAGCAATGGACTCGACTGAAAGATAAATATAAAAACCTCAGTATATTCATGCCATGTTGCCAAACCCCTGCTATACCTAAGAAAAATAAACTAGGAACGCAATTCTTTGCACACCATCCATCTAGCAGTTGTAGTTTTAGTTCGGGTGAAAGTCGTGAACATCAGTTATGCAAATATCTCGTTTTAAAACATCTGCACGAAAATGGATGGAATGTCATTCCTGAATATCGAGGAGAAACTCCAAGTGGTGAAACGTGGATTGCTGATATCTATGCTGAAAAAAATAAATCTAAAATTATTATTGAAATTCAGTGGTCACCACAAAGTATTGTGGAAACTAAACGCCGTCAGGAGAAATATATTGCTTCAGGAATTAGAGCAATTTGGTTTATGCGCACGACGAAAAGTAATAAATGGAATGTATTGGATTACCAAAGTTATGAAATGCCAGTTTTTTCGATATGGCTAGATAAAGAAACCAATCAACTTACCACTAGCGGTGCATTTAAAAACTGGGATTCCTGTGATTTAGTAGAAATAGAGTTTATTGAATTTTTCCACCATCTGATGACTGGTGGTATTCAGCATTCATTAAAACCTAATGCACAGTACTTTTTACAGTTAGGATTTAACCGAGTGGACTGTTGGAAATGTAAACAATCAACAAACACTATTATGGAAATTAACTACTTTATTCAACACAAAGCTGGCTTAACCAAAGTTTCCCAAATAAGTATTGAACAATTATCAACAGCGCATAGCGAAATACTAAATAACCCTCAACTACTACAAAGATACGAATATGGGTTCATTATCAAACGATTTAGCAAAACCCGTGGAAATGTGTATTTATCTAATGGTTGTTTTCATTGCGATGCTTTACAAGGTGCATTCTTTCTGCATCAAGAAATAGACTCATCAAATATAAGATACAGTGAATTAATGCTAATAAAACTTGATCATGAAACAGAAATTGATGGTCTTTGGTATTACTTAAATCAATAATTCCATTACACGAATAGTCAACTTGTTTTGATAACATAATTGATAAGCACATAAAGGGGAATAAATTCCATCTAAGTACCCTTCTCCACGATTCGGATTGTTTAATACATTAAAAAAAACAAGACTTACATTCTTTAAAAATCCTTTTGGGAATCCAGTCATTTACATGGATTTTTCTCATCCATCTAATCCATTTAAAAACAATGACTTAATATGAAATAGTAGATCTACTGTGAATCCAGTCATTTACACGGATTAACCCCATCTACCTAATGCACCTAAAAACAATGACTTATATGCAATAGTTGATCTACTGTGAATCCAGTCATTTACATGGATTTTTCTCATCAATCTAATACCATTAAAAACAATGACTTATATGTAATAGTAGATCTACTGTGAATCCAGTCATTTACACGGATTAGCCCCATCTACCTAATGCACCTAAAAACAATGACTTATATGTAATAGTAGATCTACTGTGAATCCAGTCATTTACATGGATTTTTCTCATCAATCTAATACCATTAAAAACAATGACTTATATGTAATAGTAGATCTACTGTGAATCCAGTCATTTACACGGATTAGCCCCATCTACCTAATGCACCTAAAAACAATGACTTATATCCAATAGTAAATCTACTGTGAATCCACTAACTTACACGGGTAAATCCAACTTATTTAATTAATTTAAAAACAATGACTTATATGCAATAGTAAATCTACTGTGAATCCACTAACTTACATGGCAAATTCCAGCTATTTAATACACCTGAAAACAATGACTTAATGTGCAATAGTAGATCTACTGTGAATCCACTAACTTACACGGATAAATCCAATTTATTTAATACATTTAAAAACAATGACTTATATGCAATAGTAAATCTACTGTGAATCCACTAACTTACATGGCAAATTCCAGCTATTTAATACATCTGAAAACAATGACTTATATGCAATAGTAAATCTACTGTGAATCCACTTACTTACATGGCAAATTCCAGCTATCTAATGCACCTAAAAATAATGACTTATATGCAATGGTAGATCTACTGTGAATCCACTAACTTACACGGGTAAATCTAATTTAATTAATACTTTTAAAAACAATGGCTTATAAGCAATGGTAAATCTACTGTGAATCCACTAACTTACATGGATTTTCCTCATCTATCTAATGTACCTAAAAACAATGATTTATAAGCAATAGTAGATCTACTGTGAATCCAGTCATTTACATGGGTAAACCCCCTTCTATTTAATAAATTCGCTTGGATATCAAACATTAGAGCATCCAATGGCCGGAATAGACATTTAAAACTTACTCAGCATCACTAACTTTTACCACTATTTCTAATTTTATAGGCAGCTTTTGGGAACATGAAAAAAGTAAAAGTCCAATATGCCAAGCACAAAACAAAAACATCATTTTTAATTAAAAAACATATACTTAATTATTTTTAAAAAATTGGGAATATAAAAATTTGGCATAAAATTGGCATAATGCCATCACATAAATATGAACCTGATTTATAGAATTATTAATGCCAGCGATAAAGTATTCAGCTTATCTCTCACTCCAATAGATTTGATTGACAAAAGATCACCTTATAGTTAATTTTAATTCTTAAGGCAATTCGCTCTACAGGCAGGTCCCTGCATCGAATTGCTTTTTTACTAAATGAATATTCAATATCAAACTAGGTTATTTTTTATGTGCAACTCATTAAAAAATAACTCATGTAATGCTGTGATCATTTTGCCCACTCAAATTTACACTGATTTAAGTTATGTCTAAATTTATAAATATAAAGTGGCTCGTGTATCAGACTTTTGCTAGTGCGAATCTTTTTTGTCTGTATGTTTTCTTATCCTCTTAATCATCGATTAAACCTCAATCCATTTTCAATATTTAGCCTTTCTTATACTAGTATCTAAAGTTATTCTGATATGCTGATATATCCCAAACGATAACTATAATTGGTCTGACTAAATGAACTACTTCGCAGAGGATCCCTTCTAGGTATTGCCACCTAGGAGGAGACATGAAAAAACTGAAATCTCAGTATAAAAAATCACACCATCAACAAGGTACAAAACACCGCTATTTCTGGAAGAGTTATCCCAATATCAGAAGTTCAGTGTTTAAACAATTCAGTACCCATCAAGAGCGTAGCTTTTATTGCTTACACCTGATTGAGTACAAAGACTACCCTTTAAAAATTCGTGTTGCGCGGGGTGCTGGTTTACCCAATGCTTGGGATGATTTACCCACCTCAGTTTATGATCTGGCGAAAAGTTGGAAACATAATTCAAGACGGAAACGCCAATATTATATAGAGCATGAAAATCATTAAAAATGAGGGCTTAAAGCCCTCATTTTATTAATCAATTCGCACTACTTATTCGTGACCCATCTTGTGCATATCCCGACGAAAATATCACCTGTAGATTCTCGTAAAAGTTAATCCTGGTGTTTCACCACTCGGTAAATCATCACGACACCACAACCAATTGCCTTAGCAATCTCATCCTTGGTTGTCATTTGAAGTGGTCAGGGTGGACAATGTGGACACAATTAACTATCTATCTGATTTTTTTAATTTAATTAAGACCACCTTAATATTGATCTGGGGCAGAAAAGAGTGGACAGACAAAACAACGGGAGTGGACATTGTGACTATAGTCAAAAGCATGTCCACCTTATGCCCACCCAATAAAAATGATAAATTAAAACAAAGTGGACATATTAATATTATTAAATAACATATAGTTAATTGAAATTAATATTTATATGTCCACCTTATCCACCATGACCACCTCAAATATTCAGGTTTTAAATTTCACCCTCAATTTGCTGCATGGCTTCCACACTAAAGTGCATCATACGCGGACGTCCTCCATCTGGAAGGTGATTACTAGTTTTCTTCACATAGAGCTTTTTCTCACCCTCTATGAAAGTTTTAATCCAACCATGCTTAATTAGCACCTTCTTGGCACTGGCTTCATTGATGCCCTTGCACATTTCCTGCTTAAACATCGTGTATGAAACTAGGTAAACTTTTTCATCAGGGTCATAGTAACCAACACGGTTTTGAATACTTTGTCGTATGACTTCTCCATCTGGATGGCGCCTCTCTCTCAAGTATTCAAAACGACTTGTCCCATGTGCTTCAAAAAATACCTTGAAATGCTCAAGGATTTTCGTTTCCTCAAGGTTTTCACCGTTACCTAAACTACCTAGCCAAGTTTGAAAACATTGCCCTAGTGCTTCAAATGCTCGACCTTGCTGCCATCCTGTGATGCCTGCCTGAGTTGCCAATTCTCCAGCAACCGCAACGAGTGCAAAACGCCGTAATACACGGTTTGCCTGCCCATTCTTGGCTTGCTTGTGCTTTTCGGTAAACTCCTCAAGTAAGTTCTGAGCTTTTAGCATGACGTCATCTTTATCATGAGTCAGATACTCAAGCCATTTAATCCCTGCATGCCCATAATGCTGTGATAAAAGCTCATTAATACGATTTCCTAAGTCACTGGAGGTCGTACCATAATTAATTTGTTCAAATACGCCGTAGCCTTTACCAGCATCACTGGATAGATGAGCAAAACGCAAAAGTAAACCTGCATCTAGCTCAAGATTTCCACGGCGCAAATGCTCTTCTAAAGTCACTTCACCTGTAGAGGTATACATTAAGCTAAATTGCTTAATCTCTCTGTTCCTACCGGCCTTATTACTTCGTGCTTTACCTTGCCCACCTGTAAGCATATACACAATATCAGACACCGCTTTCGGAGTTGCTTGGCGCAATTCATCAAGGTTAAGGAAATTGTCATTCCTTAACTCTGCTTCATTCTCTAAAGCATTGTCTGTGGTACGCCAAGACTTCGATATATGTTTTGGATTTCCCCATACACTACAGGCTGCTTTAGTAATGGTACTTTTGCCATCTGTAGATGAACCATAGATATGAAAGCCACCACTTTCAGCCCCTAATGGGAGAACCAGTTGCCCTGCAAAAGCACAAGAGAAGGAAAGCACAGCTAGGGCATGAAGCTCAATAAGCTGGCTTAGTTGCTGCCAGCCTTCAAGACTCCCCAACGTACTGTAAGGGTCCTTCATATCACTATGAAATAACAGCTCCTCGTCACCGTAATTGCCAAATGTACGATGGGTTGTCACAAATGCATGTCCATGCCACCCCGTTTGAGCAACGCATCTAAAGCGTTTCTCAATGGGATAGTCCTGAAGGTAATGAATAAAAATATTCTTTTTATTGATTTGTCTTGGCGGCATTAAGCCATGATTCGCAATAATCTTTAAGGCTTCTTGTGCTTCGCCCATGAAATGCTCATAAGGGATGAGTAGCGTATGCTGGGTATTATCCTTATCATGAAACTGAATCACACGCTTCCAGTTATCATTATTTACGCTTCTTGCTTCACCCAAAATGGTCAAGGAGTTTGAAATACGTGTCCTGATCTGTTTGGTTTCACCGTTCTCATCTTGTTTATCCTTGATCTGATATAAGCCGCTCTCAATATTTTGCAGCCATGAGCCATCATCCATTCTAAATGGCTTGGCTAAATACCCTTTGGGTAATGGGTCGATTTTGGGCAACTGCTCAATCGCCTCATCAAGAAATGCCTGTACTTCTTCTGCATCCTCATCCTGAATCAGCTCAGTGAAAAACTCCTTGTCGCCCATAATTTGCAGTTGATTGAGCAACCTGATTGAGGTTTTTTTTTCAAGATTTTGGAATACCTCTTGTTGCATCTGTTCTGGTCGTGCTGGCATATAGAGCTTGGTATAACCCGCTTTTGAAAGTTGATTAATCACAAATTGGATTTGCTCAAAATCAAAGGCTTTTAACGCTGTCTGTTTGGCATTACAAAGGGTAGGCAATAACACCAATGCCACGGCGTAGCCTGTCTGTGCAATCTTAAAGAATGCCTCTAGACTATAGGTTACGATGATGGGCTCTGCATGGTCAAAACGACCATACAGGGCAAAGCCTTGAGCTAATCCATTCGGCAAAATCTGCACACGGCGCCCATCTTGTAAAAAAGCACATTGCACAAGCTCTAATTGCCCATCATAGATAGGTAAAATGAAAGGATTTTCATATTCAATACCTCCTATTTCTCCTTTCGATTGATCAACATAAATCAGCTGTAAAGGACTGCCAAATCTTTGTATTAATGGCTGCAAAAAATAATCTTGATCTGTCGAGACAAGCTTAGTAGCTTGCGCTAAAATTTCTAATGGTGATTCCGAACTCGCCATAGGGGCTTCATGAGCTGCATTCATGCTTGCCCCCTATCAATATGACTACTTAGATTTTCCTCATTTGCATATGCCGGCTGGCTACAAGTAGTCAGAACAAGTACTGTTATGCCCAATAGCATCAATAAAGCAAAATTTTGGGTATATCTCTTTATAAGGTTAGACATTATCACCCCTCCTGAGAGGAGCTTATGTCTTTCTGTTTGTTATGCCATGTAATTAGATCGCCATAATCAAAATAGACTGGAGCCTGTTGAGTAGAACCTTGCTTATATGGTCTCGGAAAATTTGGATCTTTTTTAATAAGATTACGTAAAGTATCACGCGTAATGTTTAACAGTTCACATGTTTGATTGTATGTAACTCTAATTGGATGCATTTACTTGACTCCATATAAATAAATTTAATGAAGTAAGTATGTTTATGAGTATTAAAAATGTCGTTCTTTCTGCCGGCAAAAAGTTGTTTCTGCCGGCAGAAGTAATTTTTTAGTTCTGTAAATTCTCTATTTTACGTTCATTTTTTAGTTTACGAACATGCTTTACAATATGTTCGTGAGTTGCACTCCCCACCAATTCTCTTTTGTTTGGTTGGTGCATAATATAATTTGCAAATTTAGTTGCAGGTTGTTGATGCCATTCATCAGTCCAAGCTTTTTCAATCAGTTCATACATTGGGCGATTTATTTCAACATCTCTTTTTGCTTTAATTTTTGCGATTTCTCTATTTTTATTAGAAATAACAATGCTATCCATTGTATTAAAAACATACTTATTATTCGGCGTTAAAGCCGTTCCAAAGATTTGATAGCCTTCACATAGGCTAAAAAGGGCTCTTTCCAAATCATTTTGTTCTATAAACATTTCTACATATGCAATATTTCTATAAATGGCAAAAAAGGCTCTTTCAATAATATTATCTAATTCATCCTTAAAGTCTTGATAAATATATAACTTAGCTAAATTTTGTGTTTCTTCAAGTGTTAGCTGATAGCATCCATCTTCCGTCTGTGAGAATCTATTTTTTATGTCTCGTATTAAATTTAAAGTCTTAGCTTGTAATAACAAAAAGTCTAAATCTTCATTTAGTCTATTAGTACGTTCATAAAAGAAAAATAAGTTTTCAGTAGCTCTAATTGTCAAATCTAGAATTTGATTTTTAAGATAGGTAATCACGATTATTGTTCCTCATGCAGTACTCTCAATAAAACTATTAAGCCAATCGAATAGTACCTTCAACTTTCGGAAGCCTATCAAGGCTTAATCAGAGCACTATATGGTATATTTATTTTTATTTCTTTATAAATCATTATAAAGAGTCACTAATCTGTTCTAACTCAAACTAGAGCTGAGAGTTACCAATTTTTGTATATCCGTAAATTAAAAGGATTAACTTGCTGCTGCCAATCGCTCCCGTGCTTTTTCGACTACGTCGGTATATTCAAAACGGAGTAACTGTCGGTTGTCTACCTTTTCCAAGAAGTCCTCATAAGCTCCAAGTCCACTTTCCTGAATATTTCGCATGGAAAGTGCTCTACAGAATTCATCTGTTGATGGGTTCTCGATCATTTCTTCATACGCCTGTTCAGTATCATAAGCAGCAAATAAGCCTAAAAGGATCTTTCTGAACCTGTTAAAGATTTCCTTTTTTATAGCGTTACTTGCTTTGATCTGATTCGCATAATAGATCCCATCTTTATACCGGCTTAGTCCTTTCAAACAACCAAAGAAATCATTGTCTATCACGAACACGCCTGATTGATCGATGGCCTGTATCAGCTCTGGATCTTTAACTTGCATATTTTCTGGTGCAAACGTAAATGCATCATATTGAAGGGTTAGATCTACCAGATTAAGGATCTTAGTTTCAGTCACTTTAAATAACGGCAAACGTTGATAAAAGTCCATTTCATCATACCAACAGTACACCAATGTAGGACTATTACACACGGCGGCAATGGCCACAGCACGTTCTTCATCGTCAAGTTCAGTACGTTTCTGTTCAAGTAATTCTGAAAGGTAAGTAAACATGTTCTTCTCTTGTGTTTTAAAGCTAAATACAGCCTGATTTATTATTCTGCACCTGCCTAAAGTTTTGAGGCAGCAAGCACTTTTTCATAGTGGAAAAGGTTAAATTTCCAATCTTTCAATTTATCCAAGTATGCTTCAAAACTAACTTCTCGCGGAATTTAATCGTTTGGGGGAAAAAGCTAATTGGCCTACATAAATTCACTACCTGAATGCGCAGTTAGCAACGTTGCGATTCGATCAGAGTTATCCCTGCCACGCACCGACGCTTATAATTTAAGCATATTCCCTGATCGCTTAAATCTGCTCGTTTATTTTCAACAATTTTAGAAATGAAGTTCGTCATTGTTATCACTTTTACAATTTGCATGATCACTTAACTTTTTTAAACTGAAGAATGCTCTGGTCTGCAATTTCTTCTAAATGGTTCGCATACCATTGCATCATATTTGCCCTATCTTGTAGATACTGAGCCTTGTTATATACACCCGCTACACCATCTTTTACATGTGCAAGTGCTGCTTCAATATGTCGCTCATCAAATCCACGATTATTCAGTAAGGTACTCGCAATATGTCTAAAGCCGTGGGGTGTCTGTCTACCTTCATAACCCATACGGCGCAAAGCCATAATGAAAACCGTATCGGACTTAGGCTTACTCTTATCTGACCTACTCGGAAATAAAAATTCAGAATTGGTTTCAAAACTTTTGAGTTCTTTCAAAATTGCAACGGCTTGAGTAGATAAAGGGACGACATGCTCACGGCGCTTCTTCATACGTTCTTCAGGAATATTCCAAAGTGCATTATCTAGATCAAACTCACTCCACGTTGCCCCCCTAAGCTCACTTGGGCGGCAAAACAGCATAGCTAAAAGCTGTAAACCCATACGAACATTTATAGTCGGATAATTATTTATAGCTCTTAATAAAGCTGGCAGTTCTTGCTCACTCACATGTGCCATATTCTCCTTCTTACCTTGTTGTAAATATTTTTGCAGCCCCTCTAATGGATTGTAATCAATACGACCTGTGACCTTAGCAAAGTCATAAATATCACGGCACATAGCACGAATACGGTTCACTTGCTCATAAATACCCTGTTCTATTTGAATTCCTTTTAAATGATTCATCCATTCAATGGGTTTAATCGTGCTATATAACCGTTTACCGAATACTGGGAATATATGTTTCTCTAATGCTCCTTTATTCCGAACCATAGTGTCTTTAACCCATGAATTCAGCTTGGTATCAAGCCATTCTCGAGCCAACACTTCAAACGTAGCATTATTTTGCTCTAGTTCTTGGCGCTTACGTTCTTGCTTAGTAATAATTGGATTATCACCATGTGAAATATCTTTAATAATTTCTCTAGCTTTCTTTCTTGCTCCAGCCCCTGAAAGCTCAGGGTAAGTTCCGATACCTAACCATGACCATTTACCATCAGCCTTTTTATATCTGAAAAGCCATGCTTTTTTACCATCAGGTTTTACACGGAAATATAAACCCTCACCATCTAATTCCCGATACTCTTTTTCTTCAGCTTCGAGATTCGCTAATACGGTATCTGATAAAGGTCTTCTTTTGATATCAGCTCTTTTCATACCTTGTACACCAGTGAGTTCAATAAAATATGCAATGTACAAGACAGTGTACACGGCACATGTACACTATAGCTAGTTATATTTGGTTATGTTTAGGCATAAAAAAAGGCTTGATCCCTTTAGAATCAAGCCTTTGCGCTTTATATAACGTCATATTCAGTCATATTAAGCTAGGTATTTGGTGGAGGTGGCGGGAGAAAAATATACTCATTAACTACATGTAATTTAACAATATAATTTTAATTAAAAAGGTCTTGTGTAACATCCGTGTCACCATAAAAATAATTTCAGTTCAAATCCCAGTTTCTCTCCATAACTCAGACTCTTAAATCATTAAAAAAAGTTGCATCAAGGGAGTGTATATAACACTCAGAATCTATGAGTGAACTTCCCTCTTATTAAAGCTTGGCTCAAAAATTTAGGTCATGAAAAATAGGGGTTACAAAAGTTACAGATGTTTATTTATATAGTTATATATATGATTATTAACAATATATATTAGTTTTATAAAAGTTACATATAGGTAACTTTAAAGTTACATGTAACCTATTTTTGAGGTTACAACGTGTAACCTATTAAGTATATGATTTATATAAATTTAATTTATTTTAAAAAACTTTAGTAACCTCATGTAACCCCATTAAGGTTACAAAATATATTATTTAAAATCAATTACTTAAAATAATAAAATCATGCTTTATAATTTATGTAACCTCTCTCATACCTTATATTTAGAGTTTAAAAAAATAGTCTTATTTAATTACTTTTTAAAGTCGCATCTAATTGAATCAGAGTGCATCAACAATCATTTATTAAAATCGGTCTAAGCCTTATGAAACATAAGCCTTAGAGCTTTTTCTGTTGTGCATCTAAAATGAGACATTTAGGAACTGTGCAGGCGGGAGAGGAGACTGCGTTTGACCTCACAGCATATTGGTGTAACCTGACCTACTGACTATTTTATTGAGCAAAAAAAAATGCCAAGCATTAAAACTTGGCATTATAAAAAAGAATAAATGTATATTTTATATAGGTTTTTTGATATAATTCAGGTAATTATGGCTTAGTGATAGATGAAATTAAGTCATATTCTTTAAACTTAATAACTTCAATACCAAGCCGATCATTAATTTGTTTTAGTAGGTTTTGATAGTAAACAATCTCATTGTAATAAAAGACTCTTGCAGCCTTTTCAATATCACCAAACCCACCTGAGTTTTGCGGTACCACACCCATCAATTGAGGTGGAATGCGATGGCCTGCAAGCTGATCATCACGACTGGCAATCTTAATATTATAAAACTCATCCTTAGCAGCGACTTCGGCAAGAGGAATAACGTTTAAACCTTTCTCTTTTCCTCCTGGTGTGTAGACCAAAAGATTCTTAAAGTTGCCTGCCCCTTTTGAGTTTTGTAATGATTCTTCTAATACATCAACATCTTTCTGTGATTTTAGAGCATCAGTGATATGTAAGATAAACCCAGCATGTGCACCATTTTTGTAATAGCGTCTACGGAATAAAGTCGCAGCTTCATTTAATAAAATCGCGTTGATGCTACTTAAATAATTTGGAACACCATAAATTTCCTGCATGATGTCAGCATCGGCTACATGGATAATTTCTTCAGGTTCAAAAACATGTTGTTTACTTTGAAAACTATCTAACTGATAAAACTTTGAAAGGTCAGTCCCCTTTCGCATATTGACGGCAGGACGTGATGTTAACTTCAAAACACTTCTAAACCGATTATATTGAATATGGGTATAACAGTTTGCAAAAGTGATTAGGTTCAATGCCAAAGAATTAAACTCATGTCGGCTTAATAATGGATGCGGAATAAAATCACCTGAAAGAATATTACGCTTGATCACGATCGCACTGGTATGGTGACTGGTACCACGATAAAGTTTTGCAGTCGCAGCAATATCAAAAGGTAATTCATACCAATCTTGCCAGACAGGACAATAACCATATTCAAATAATGCATGTCCATCCAATACTGGTTCTGCATCTCCGAAACTACTCATAATCGTTTTTGATTGTGGTTGTTCTTCAGGCGAAGATAAACCAGATCCTGCTGCCGACATCTGCTCCAAACGTGGAAAAACAGTCGAAATAACTCTGTCCAATATTCTCATGAATTAAATACTCTGATTCGGCTTTGATGTGCGCCAAGATGTGATTGATCAGCAACGTGAATAATTGGCGCATTTTCCAAACCATTCATCACTGCCCAAGCTATGTCACCATGCCCAGTTTCAGCACTACGACTGGTAACCAGTGTTTTATTTCCACCGCCACCAGTTAAGGCTTTTTTGATTGACAAGAATGACTTAGCAACAATTTGCAAACCTGCATCGAAATGTAGTCTACGTTTTTGAAATAGCTCTTTAACTCGAAGCCCCATGCGGATTTTTAATTCAGGGGTGTAGTTCAAGCGAGTCAATTGAGGAAAGAAAAGTTCAACGTGTTCAGCCACGGCCAAACCGTTACCTGTGTTATCAATACCGATAAAAGTCACGTTGTATCGCCCACAAACCTTTTTGATATACAAAGCTTGCTCACTGGCTTTCATTCCATGAAATTGTTTAATCTCAAGAATTCGATAGGGTTCAAGCGGTGTTTGTGGCGGTGCTATAACTGCTAAAGCTGCATTATCACCTGTGAATGAAGGGTCATAACCTAACCAAACTTCCCCTGCATAACGTGGATTCTGATTCGGGAAAAAGTCTTTCCAGACTTCCCAACTGTCGACCATGTTCGGGATGATTTCTTTTAATGGGAAGTAAGATCCTGAATCGTCAATAAACTCACAATCAAACAAATTGGCAAACTCTTCATCACCATATTCGGCAAGCAGATCCTCACGATCAAATAGATCACAGCCTTTTTCTTCAGCATCAGTCAATGTCACGATTTGCCGTGTTTTTCTGTCTGCACATTTAACTGGGGCTTTTAATGCAGTTTTACTGACATCGATCTCAATCGGTAATTTTCGTTTGCTGTCTTTACCCGTCCAAAAGGTATAGGCTTCATGCAAAATACTGGATGGCGTAGACATATAAATTTGCTTATACATCTTTTGTGAAGCCATCGCTGAAGCGACTTTTTTGAACTGTAAAAACTTACGAATCCAAAAGAATTCGTCCATGATCACATCACCATGACGGCCTTGGGCTGTTAGCGCATTCGTCCCCAAGTAATAAACTGTTGCTTGGCCATTCGGTCCGTTAATAACAATCGGATCTCCAGTCAGATCCAAGCCAATCACATCCAATACAAAGGCTTTGATGTATTCAATGAATTGATATGCCTGCGCTTTGGATGCCGACATAAAAATTTTGTTTTTCCCAGTTTTTAATAAATCGATTAATGCCCAAAGCGCAAAAATATAAGTGGCACCAATCTGTCGTGATTTCAATAAAATAAAGATTCGAGACCAGGAAACGGCATCCATCCATTCCTCTTGATAAACGTATAAAAACTCCTTGAATGCCTCTTCAAGTTTTTCCAAGTCCTCAAGCGTGATCTGATTTTTTAACTTTTTCTTTTTCGGAGCTGCGTTACGATTTTCAAGATTCGGATTGAGATCTGTTTGTTTCCCTGATTCAAGATACTTTTGAATTTTTGCCCATCGCTCGAATTGTCGAGCAATCATGTCCATTTCTTTGTAATTCGCATTACTTTTATTTTCCATAAAAGTCAGCGTCATATAGCGAATTTTTAAACCAGTTGTCACCTCATCATAAACATCCGTTTTAGACCATTGATCGCGCTGCTTCCAACTTTCGACAGTCGAACGATTTTCCCCAGTATGTTTGGCGATTTCTGAGACAGACATACCCATTGAGAAAAGTATTCTTCCCTGCTGTCTTGGGTTCATGAGTTCTAGGAACGTCGGTGTATTTGTATTCATGTGCTTAATGTTGCTTTAAGCACAAAAAATCTTTGAGTGATGTATTCCTGATTACCGCTTAATCAGGATAGGTTCGATTGCACCAAACCATAGCTCCGAAGCAGACTTCAATCATCGTAAAAATGATATGTGGAATAACAAATGGCGGAGCTACCAGGAGAAGGACGTGTAATCAAACGCTTTCGAGTTGCTCGTGAAGGGCAAACTGTGGATGGGCGTGAATTAACACGTCAAGAAATTCAAGAAATGGCTGATTCATACAATCCTGAACATTACGCAGGACGTATCAATATCGAGCATTGGACAGGCTTTTCACCTGAACCACCCTTCAATGCGTATGGCGATATTTTGAAAGTCGAAGCGGTTGAAGAAAACGGATTGATGTGTTTGTACAACACTCTTTCTGCTTTGCCGAACTTTGTTGCCATGAATAAAAAAGGGCAAAAAATTTACCCTTCAATCGAGTTCTATCGCAATTTCGCAGGGACTGGGAAAGCCTATCAAGTCGGTTTAGGTATGACCGATACCCCGAATTCTTTAGGTACTCAAGCCATTAAGTTTTCTGCAAGTCCTCATTCGCTCAGTACCCAACCTGATTCGGAGATCTATATCACCATGTCTGAACAAAATCCCAATGAAGGTAAAAGCCTTCTTGATCAGCTTAAAGAAGCGTTCACGCCTGCAGCAAAACCCAAAGAACAATTTAGTGATGAGCTGGCTAATCAGTTAACTCAGGGCGTTGTGCAATGTTTGAATGGTTTAAAAGCATTAACACAAGAGGTTCAAGGACTTAAACAATCGTTTAGCTCTCAACCTGTTACTAGCCCAACACAACAAACACCACCTGCAACAGCTCCAGTTCAGCAAACACCATCTGTGGCTGCTCCAGAACAACAATCCACCCAAAATCCAACTGCTGCTCCTGATGCTGATATGAAAGCAGTTTTGCAACAATTATCTCAAGGTCTTACTGGCTTACAAAACCAATTTAATACCATGAGCACAACCCCAATGAATCCACCGCCTGTTCACACAGGTAGCCCAGCTAACGTAGTCGATTACTAAGGAATTAAATAATTATGTCAGTCGTTCTACAACCTCAAGCACGTCAGTTATTTAATTCTTATAAAGCTGACATTGCCCGTGCAAATGGTGTTGAAAGTACACGAGAAACTTTTGCTGTTCAACCTGCACCCACACAGAAAATTATTCAAGCCTATCAACAAAATGCTGATTTCTTGAAGCTGATTAATATTTTCCCTATTGATAATGCAAAAGGTGAAAAAATTGCTTTAAGTATTGGGAGCACCATTGCAGGCAATACCAACACTAACGTCCAAGCACGTCAACCAACCCCAGTCGGTGCATTAGATTTACTGGATGAATACGACTGTACTCAAACCAATTATGACGTGGCCATGAAATGGGTTTTACTCAATGCTTGGCGACATTTTCCAGACTTTAAGAAAAAGCTGCAGGAAATGGTCATTCGTGCGGTGGCATTAGACAAACTGTGTATCGGTTTTAATGGTGTATATCGTGCACCGACTAGTGACCGTGTTGCCAATCCATTATTACAAGATGTGAAAAAAGGTTGGTTGCAAAAAATCCGCGAAAAAGCCCCTGAGCAACATTACAAAGGTGAAGATGTAGGTGGCGGTGTTTTTAAAACGCAAATTGGCGCTGCACATGAGTTCAAAACTATTGATGGCTTAGTTGAATTCGGAATTGAAGAATATATCGCGGAACAACATCGTGAAAGTGGTCTAGTGGTGATTTGTGGTCGTGGCATTTTAAGTGATAAATATTTACCACTGTTGAATGCCATCCAAGATCCAACTGAACAAATTGCTGCGCGTATTATTTATGCCAATAAGCAACTTGGTACATTACCTGCAATGTACGTTCCACGCTTCCCTGCAAAAACCATTTTAATCACCTCGTTTGATAATTTGTCGATCTATCTTCAAAACGGCACTTTTAATCGCTCAATCGTAGATGAGCCTCAATGGGATCGTGCAGTCGATTATCAATCTGTCAATGAAGACTTTGTGGTTGAAGACTACACCAAGTGCTTGTTAATCGAAAACATTGAGGTGGATGCTTAATTATGGGTATGAATTCAATGCGCCAACATCGTGAAAAGATGTTGGCAGAAAAAGCGTTAAAAGCGCAGCAAAGTCTTGATCCACGCCAAAAGCAAAGTGTTGCAGCAGATCTCGTTGCGAGTGCAGCTCAAGCGATCCAAACGGGTGCAGAACTTTTGGCAAATGTTCCAAACGTTGAACTGCGTATGTTCAATCATTTGAATATCTTAAAAGATATGAAATCGATTCAGGAACGTATTGCCAAAAAAGCAGAATGGTTGCCTGAGTATCAAGGCTATATTGATGGCTGTCTTGCTGTTTCGCCTTCCCCTCAAAATACAGTATTAGTCCATTTAATGATTTGGGCAATTGATGCTAATGAGTTTGAATTAGCTGTACGTATTGCTGAATATGCCGTGTTGAATGACATGGTTATGCCTGAAGGCTATTCACGTACAACGGCTGAATTTGTCACTGAACAATGTGCTGAAGTCTTTATCGATGATACTAACTTTGCGATCGCTCATGCGTCCTTGATTGAGCGCATCATCAATCTTGGTGAAGGCGAGCAAATGGTCGATGAAGTACGGGCAAAAATTTATCGTGCCTTAGGTGATGCATTGAACCAGGCACAACCAATGGAAGCTGTTTCAGCTTATAAGAATGCACTTCGATACAATCCCAAAGCAGGCTGTAAAAAAGATTTAGAACAGCTTGAAAAACGATTGCGTCTACCTGCAACCGAGTCGTCTCCCGACGCCACTGTCGGCTCGCAGGCAGTTTCAACGGCTGATCAAACAGCCGATGGGGCTGATCCTGCGTCCACCGACTCCAAGCCAAAGGAGTAAACCATGCTTCTAAATGCACCTGTCTCCAATGCAGAAGTACAAAATCCGATTGCTGAGTATCCCAATGTCAGCATTAAAGATTTACTTGCTCAGGTGCGTTTAGATCAGTCCAAAGGTGAGCCTCTGTTAACTGAAAAAATCATATTGGCAATGGATACCATCAACGGTGACTTAGACGGTATTGCTATCCAATCAGAAGAACAGATTCGCAAATATAAACGAGCAGTGAGTTATGAAGCTGCAGCGCTGATTTGTGAAGATAATCTTGATTTTGATACCACAACTACTGGACAAGTACGTGGTGAAAATCAAAGAGAAAAAGCAGATGCTCTCCGTAGGATTGTTCAGCATACGATCGCTGATTTAACCAATCGATCACGTAACCGAGTTCGGCTTATATGAAATCAGTCAAAGCTATACAGGGAGATACTTTAGAGTCGATTGCATATCGTTATTACGGATCAAATGCGGTCGATATGCTCCCAGCTTTAGTTGAAGCAAACTCAAAGATTGAACAAATATTTTTAAACGAACATCAATCCATACAATTACCAGATTTAACCAAAGCAGCAGCACCACAAACACTCAAGCTTTGGGATTAAGGGGATGGGCATGAATGACCCAATTAGTATCAAAGGACTACCGTGGTTTATCAAAATCATTGCTGCCGTGATTGGGGCTATTTTTGCCCTCACTTTAAGCGGTGATATTGATGCAGAAGGTCGAATCAAGATCACCAAAGGCGTGATTATCAAATTTGCATTTAGTGTTGCTATCAGCCTGTATGGTGGAGCTGCCTTTATTGAGTATTTCAAGCTGACGCACTATTCTCATTCGGCACAAGGTGTAGTCATGCTATTTTTTGCCGTGTTTGGTCTGTTGTTTGTCGGCATCTTTTATCAATCGATTCGATTGTTAGAGGGCAAAAAGCCAAGCGAACTGATTAGTGAAATTAAAGCTGCTTTTGCTGCAATGTTTAAGTAGGTGACAGAATGAAACTGACATTTGAACAAGCATTTGATCGTCTCATTGGCCATGAAGGTAAGTTTACTGATGATAAAAATGATCGCGGTAACTGGACCACTGGCATCATTGGAAAAGGTATTTTAAGAGGCACGAAATACGGTATTTCTGCCATGACCTATCCTGATTTTGACATAAAGAATCTTACCCTTGATCAAGCCAAAGGAATTTATAAGCGTGATTGGTGGGACAAGCTCAATGCGGACAATCTAGATCCTGCTATTGTCTTTCAGGTATGGGATTTCGCCATTAATGCTGGCATGGGTACAGCAAAGCGTAAATTACAAAAATCGGTTGGAATGGCTGAGGATGGGATCATTGGTCCACTGACAATAAAAGCCATCCAGAAAGCAGATTTAAATGATGTACTTATGAAGTTTAATGCCGAGCGACTCAAGCATTACACCAGTTTAAGCACATGGGTGCGCTACGGTAAAGGGTGGACTGTGCGAGTTGCTGAACAATTAAATTATGCTGCTCTGGATAATTAAGCATGAAAGCCCTGATTCCACTTAAACCATATTTAAATGAGCGTTTTCCAATGATGTCAGCAGATAAATGTCATCTGCTGATCCTCAATGGAACGCATAAAGAAGGTTATTTGGAATATACCGCCAGATTGCTCATCCTTGATTACCGTTCAGATCCGATAGAAGTCATCGTCGCCTTGCGTGAATGGCTGAAATCTAAAAATCGGCATTTAGATGCGACCGCTAAAGATATTCAAATTTCATTTAGCTCTGAAATTATTGATACAGATACTTTCGATCTTGAAATTGATTTCCCTCAACGGGATAAAATTGTGGCTGAAGATGAAAGTTATCATGTTTGCCCACCCCTTGTTTGGAACGATGAAAAAGGCGGATTTTTCCCTGAAGGTGAATAATGGACGCGATCAACGGTTTAAATCATTGGCTTGACCAAATCACCTTACTGCTTGAACCCTCACAACGTCGAGAGCTTATGCGACGTTTGGGACAAGGTTTACGGGTGCGCCATCGTGACCGAATTAAAAGTCAAAAAGATGTTGATAATCATAATTTTATTCCACGAAAGGATGCAGTTTCTCAAATAAGTAATCCACCATTACGTTTTTTATATAAAAAAGCAGGTGGAAAGACGAGAGAAGCCATAATTAAAAGTTATCAAAATACAGGAGCGAGCTACACAGGTTTTGATCAAAAAGCTAATGGTATTCGTACTTTCAGAAAATCGAGAATTGTAAAGTATTTACCAACAAATGGTATATCTTCTAGTGGCGGTTCATCCATCCGTTCACAAGTAGGAAAAATTAAGCAAAAAGCAATGTTTCAACATATTGGTAAACGGCTTAAAACTGAATATTCTGAAAATCATGTTTCTGTTGGTTTTGGTGGACGTACAGGTTTTGTGGCTTCAGTACACCAGGAGGGAAAATCTATCCGACCGAGCAAAAATGCAAAATCCACACGCTACCCAGTTCGAGAGCTGGTTGGCTTCAGTAAAGATGATCAAGAATGGATTGAAAAAGAAATTCAGGCTTTTTTAAACATTTAGATTATCAAATACACAGCTAAACGTAATATTTATTTTAAATAAATATATAACTTAATAAAAAACCTTAATTAATAAACTAATTAAGGTTTTAATATTTATTCAAATTTTAATTAAAAATTTAAATTGGACTAATTTGCTTCTTTAATTTTCGTAAAATTAATCGATGGCAGTATTATTGGTTCATAACCTGCATTTAATAGAAAATTAGAAATAAAGGCTCTGAAAAATGGAAATGCTATTGCTGGTGCATTTACTCTTGGAAAATTAGAATTTCTAAATTCATTATCAATTTCAACATCTGTAATGAATTCAGAAACATATGATATCTTAACAATAAAACCTTCTTTTAATTGAAGCTCTGTTCTTAACTCAATAAAAAAATCATGTTGACCATCATCTGATGGTAGCTTAGTACCAACTTCAAGAGTAAAACCTGTCTTTTCGATATCCGTTTCAGACTTTTCCAGTATTAACTCTTCGACTCTAGATGATTTTAGTTGAATACTAACAGACATTTTTATTTAATTCCTATGCAGCGAAAGCTTCATCAAAGTAAGGACTATCATTCACAGCTTCAAAAAAATTAGTATATTGCATTTCTATCAATTCTACTCGCTGAGTTTCAATACTAATAATTTTGGTTTCATCTGATAATTTAAATCCAGAGTCTGAAAAACTATTAGTTTTTTCAGTAGTAACATCTAATCCAAATACAAAATCTTCAGTCGTCATAATATTATGAAATTCAATTTCATTTTCTAAAATGCCATATTCTTCTAAATATTCACCGATTGTAATACCACCATACTCAGTCTCTAATTTATTAAAGTTCCTAATAAAATCTTCAGCTGAAGACTCTTTAATCCACTTAGTAACTGCATCCAAAGCTGTATAATTATTCATTTTGTCTTTCTCACTACAGGTATTTTCACAGGTTGATAAATGTACCCTCTCATTGATTTAACTCGACGAGAAAGTAAATATAAATCCTTATCTTTAAGACAATCTGCGTATTCAGGTGCAATATAAATCTGCTGTCTTGTTGGTAGATATAACTTATGACCAAGTCTTAAAGAAGCTATATCTCCTTGAGAATAAGGATAACTAAAGGTTAAATTAGCTATATCAGCTGCCTTAATCGCGGAGTATGAAAAAAAATTTTCTCCATTTCCATTTTTTTCCTTAGCTTCAGAACGAAAATGATCAAGCATTTTAGAAATAGGTATAGTTTTAGCATGCTCTTTATCAAAAATAATTTGCATACGGTTAAAATAACTTCTAATTTGCTCTTCAAATTTCAACTGGTGGACAACATTACCAACTAAATCTAAGAAATTATCTATAGGTATCTCTATTTCAAATTTGGTAATCACATAGCCATTTGGGTATTTTGAAGGTAGCGCCCCCCATTCTTTCGCAAAAAAGCATGAGTCTGTCCAAAAATAATAACCTTGACCTAGCCATTGTTCTTTATCCCTATCAGAAGCATAAGGAACGCTGTCGTATATCTGTTGTGGTGAACCTTGTAAATGACAAGTATGAAAAGCTGTAATTTTTATACCCATCACACAATAGAACCCTAAAAACACTCTGATTAAACAGATTAAATTAAGCAGAAAATCTATGAATCAATATATAACATTGACCGAAAAATACAATAACATTTTAACGACTTAACATATTTATTGACAACATTCATCAACAAAGTTAACTTGTTAAGACCACTCCACATGAGTGGTCGAGATTGGCGTCTCGATACATATCTAATCGCGTTGACCCGCGTAAGCGGTTTTTTTACGCCTGTACTTCCTTACGCTTAATTTTAGGTTTAAGGTTCGTTATGGTGAGTTGTACGGTGGCAACTTCGGTTGCGCCGAGTTGATTAGATCTTCGGTACGCCAACTCCGTGCAACTCATCACCCTATGATTGGCGTCATTGAGTGATGAAAATTTTAAAAATAATTTGGAATTTTCTCATGAATAACATTCTAATGGCACAAAACCGTCTCGACAAAATCTGCTATCAACGCATCCAATCACCAGACTTTGCACAAAAGCCAACATTGCTACAAAAAATCTTTACAACAATAAAAGGGGCGGCCAAATGAATGACCTCAGCACAGCCGTATTTATCCAAAATCAACAAATCAAAACTGACAGCCTAAAAGTTGCAGAATTCTTTGGCAAACGTCATGACAATATTTTACGTACAATCGAAAAAATACTTGCAATGGATTTTAACGCCCTCAATTTTGAGGGCGTTGAATCTACTCAGCCCAATTTTGGTCTGAGTAATTTTAACGAGCTGAATTTTCAGCTCGTTAAATATAAAGATGTAAAAGGCGAAGAACGCCCAATGTACGAAATGACCAAAGATGGTTGGATGTTTTTGGTTATGGGCTTTACTGGAGAGAGAGCAGCCCAAATCAAAATAGCTTATATCAATGCCTTTAACCAAATGGCAGAACAACTCCAGTATCAACAACAAAATCACCCACAACTCATTGTAGGTTCACAGGTACAACTCAAATCTGGCGGACCTGTTTATACTGTAAGTCAACTGATCCTTGACCAATACGGACAGCCACAACAAGCCGAAGTCCTTTGGCATAAGAAAACTACTCTCAGCCGTATCGTTTTACCCATTGCTTGTTTGACTCTCGACCCAATCACCCAAATACAGCGACAAAATCTGCAACAGTTTTGGACAGCTTTGTTTGACTATGGTATTGAACAATTCAACCATAGTAGTCAGCCAGAAACCATCGCCATTAACCTAACGCAGGTTTACGCCACTATTCCAAATCTGCCATTACGTTCCGACATGCTGAATGCATTAATCAACAGTAATGCACCACATCCTCAATACTTAAACCACAACATGTCCTACCGCAGTAGCATCAACCAGCATGTCTATAAATGTTGGGCTTTTAGAAAAACACAAGTTACTTTAAACATTGAGCATGAGGAGATTTCAGCATGAAAAATCCCTGCTTTTCTCTAAGCGAAGATAACTACAATATCGTCAATGAAGTCCGTGCCACACTTAACATCGTTGCATCTATGGGCTTAACTGACACCAGTGATAGCTGCAATCAACTTTCTAAAGACGATCTTGTTTCGGTACTCCTACAAGCCGAACAAAGACTCAAAAGAGTATTAGAAGAAACCGCAAAAAACTTCTGATCCTGAATAGGTTTTAATCAGGAATGCCCAAATAGCAAGCCTCATACAAAAAGCCCATGATCCAATCATCATGGGCTTTTTAGTTTCAACATGAGCAATTTAAACAGGCAATTTCAAAACTTAGCAGGTATCGGAACCGTCATTGCAGTCGATGCATCTGCAGGCAAAATTCGCTTAAAAATTGATGAGAACGAAACCGATTGGATTCCAATCCCAACCATTGCTGCAGGTGTGGTGAAATTTTGGCGATGCCCAACGATAGGCGAACAATTTGCTGTCACAGCTCAAGGCGGTGAGCTCACCAGTGCCATACCTCAAATCAGCATTTTTTCTGAGGAAAATCCACCTCCGACTGACAATCCAGACGAAGTTTTTATTCAGCTTGGTGAGCATAGCATTGTGGTCAACGTTGCCACGGGTGTAGCTAATTTCAAATTAAACAAATGTATTTTCGATGTGCCCGAAACCCTCTTTAAGGGCAAAGTTCATGCTGAACAGGAAATCAGTTCTGCCATTGATGTCATTGCTGGAAAAGTAAGTTTAGTCAAACATCCTCATGGTGGTGTTCGTGGTGGACCCGATCAATCTGGTCCTCCTATGGTTACTGGAGCATAAATAATGAAAGGTATGTCTAGATTAACTGGTTTAGCAATTACAGATGATGAAAGCCAAGAGTATGCACACTTAAAACAATCCATTCACGACATTTTAAGCACCCTTATCGGTACACGCTTATGCCGTCGCAATTATGGCTCATTGGTTCCTGAATTGATCGATCAACCCTGTAACGAACTTACTGAAGTTAAGCTCATGTCCGCTGCTGCAACTTCACTAATTCGTTTTGAACCTCGTATCAAAATCAGTCAGATCCGAGTGAATCAATCCTCGCAGACACCAGGGAAATGGGATTTTTTCATTTTGGGCAACCAAATCTCAGCTATGGGTGAAAAATCCTTCACCGAAAACTTTCTGATTGGAGCTGCTGCATGAGCACCACACGTATTGATTTATCAGCTCTCCCCTTCCCCAATGTATTAGAAACGTTGGACTACGAAGCCGAGCTACAAGAATGTAAAGCTGATTTAATTTCGAGAGATCCTGATCTTGCACCGGTTCTAAATTATGAAAGCGAACCTTTGGTCAAATTGCTGCAAACGTTCGCATATCGACAATTATTAAAAACTGGCAACATCAATGAAAAAGCCAAAGCCTTGATGCTTGCTTATGCCAAAGGCTCCGATCTGGATCACCTCGCAGCGAACCGAAATGTTTATCGTAAAACCATCATTGAAGCAGATCCAACCACATCCCCACCGACTGAAGCGGTGATGGAAGAGGATGAAGATTTAAGACGACGAACTCAACTCGAACCAGAGTCAATGTCGGCAGGTTCAGAAGGTTGCTATCAATTTTGGGGCTTATCAGCACATGGCCATATCAAAGATATTGCGGTGAGTACCCCCAATTCTGGATACGTTGATATCTGGGTACAAAGTCATATAAACGAAATTGCGCCACAATCACTTTTAACAACCGTGGATCAAACACTTACTCCAAGTACGCGCAGACCCTTTACCGATAAAGTCACGGTTAAAGCTGCCACACCTACCAATTGGACTTTAAATGCGTCATTGGTACTTTTCCCTGGTCCCGATACAGAAGTCGTGAGGCAGGCTGCTGAAACTGCTTTAGCTGAATACATCAAGATCACTAACTCGCTAGGCTATGACGTAACTCGCAGCGGATTATTTCGAGCATTGCACCAGGGCGGAGTTCAAAACGTCATTATCAATAATCCACCGAATGACATTGTTATACCTAAAAGTAGATATGCAAAAAATATTGGTATAACCATCAATATTACGGAGTTTAGAGATGTCTAGCTTACTCCCTCCAAATGCGACAAAACTCGAAAGAAATATTGAACAACTTGGTGAGCGTACTACTCGACTACCTGTGCCATTCATTGAGTTGCACCGAGTCGAGCAATGTCCTGTGCCATTTCTTGCTTGGCTTGCTTGGGATCATCGCGTCGAGTATTGGAGATCAGATTGGAGCGAAGCAGAAAAACGTCAAGCCATTAAGGAAAGTAGAGTATTCAATGCCCAACGTGGCACACGTTCTTCAATAGAAAGTTTGCTCAGTAAATTTGCAGAAAATTTTCAGCTCAAAGCATGGCATGAGTTTAATCCACCACAAGCCCCTTTTACCTTTGTGGTGATTATCAAAGACATATCTATTTCTATTGATCAACTTCTACAGATTCAAACTTCGGTCGAAGCCACCAAATCTGCTCGAGATAATTTTTCAATTTCAGCCAAAGTTGTGAGCAGTGGAAATATTCAAATCGTGGGTGCCTGCCATTCAGGTGAAACCGTTAAATTAAGTACACTTTAGGAAAAAATATGGCAGCAAAATATTATGTGACGCTTACGGATTTCGGTGCAACGCAAATTGCACAGGCACATGATGTGGCTTCAATTACATTAAGTGAGCTTGTTCTTGGTGATGCCAATGGCATTCCTTATGACCCCATCACTCAAAAAAGTCGAACGGCTCTCATCAACCAAAGGGCAAGTGTTCCCGTGCAATCCGTTCAAATCAATGGTGCTGTAACCACCGTTACTGCAACTATTGAAGCCAATATCGGTGGATTTAATTTGCATGAAATTGGTTTAAAGGATAATGCAGGAAAACTGATTTATATCGGAAACTATCATGGAGCTTATAAACCTGTGATCGCTGAAGGTGCTGGCGGTGAATTAACCATTAGCATTGATATAACTACAGAGTCAGGCAGAGATGCATTAATCAGTATCGATCCAAATATGGTTACAGCCAATAAAGATTGGGTGATCAAAAATTTCGCAACAATTCTTGCATTAAAACAACTTAAAGAGTTGATGGAAAATGCTGATACAGACACACGGCAACAATTGTCTGAAGCAGTTGAAGCCTTGCAGCTCCAGCTTTCAAATCTAGCCAATGGTCTCGAATCTTTATATCCGAAGGTGATTCTGTCAGGTGTTATTAAACAAGGTGATGCACGGGTAATTAATCGCCCTGCAAATAGCAATATCAACTTTTTAGATCCTCGTTATGCAATTCACATTACACCAGAGGGTGGGCATGAAGCTTGGACGATTACACGTCAAGATGCCAGAATTGATTTATATGTTTTTGATCGGTCAGGTTCCGCCCGTATTGGATATAACGGCAACGTTAGTTGGTCGATTGTACAAGTTGAAGGTTTAACTTCAACAACGGGAAACGGGACTTATGTATATACAGGCACACCAGTCGTTTTTCCTATTCTTTCAGGTGAATCAAAAGCCTTCACTATTATTGGTGCTGGAGGTGGTGGCGGTTCTTCACGTTATGTAGATTTGAATGAGACTCCAACCCCACCAGAGCTTAAAGGTCAAAATGGTCAGGATAGCTATATCTCTATTGATGGCACGACAATCAAATTTATAGCAGGTGGAGGCAAAGGTGGTGTTGGTGGTGTAGTTGGAGATGGTGGTCAAAAGATTGATGGTCTTGCAGGCGAAGGAGGAAAATACCTACTCGAAGGAGAATTTACTTCTGCAAATCGACATGAAGGTGAAACTGGTAGCGCAACGGCTGAAGATCATACTGGAGCATCCAGTGATATGGAAAGCCGTGGTGCAGGTGGGGATGGTGCAGATGGTTCTTTAGATCGTGCTATTGGCTTTGGTGGTGGAGCTGGTGAAGGCGCAAAAATTACCATGGTCTATACCAATAACACAACTGAAACCCAGTATATCCGTCTGTATGTTGGCAAAGGCGGTACTGGTGAACGTTCTTTAATTGCGGCTGATTCAACCCCAGACCAATATGTCGCAGGTGAAGATGGCTCACATGGTTTTATTCGTGTTGCGAGTGCTATTTAATGATTAAACAAATTGAAGGTTATGTGTGGGATCAAGAGATTACTTCTCCTGCTATTTTAAATTCTATCAACAGTATTAAAGATCGACTTACATATCTAACAGATGGTCTAAAAATTGTGGGCACGTCTCATCCATTTTATGGTGTTCAGATTTATGGATGGCGTTCACCCTTACCTGATCACATAGATAACACGGGGCATGTATTCATCATGCCGATTCATATCTCCACAGGTAGTGACCGTATGATTTGTGCAGATAGTGCTTGTGATTTAAAGATCGGGCACATGTATGTGCTTGATGATAAAAAGCCACACAGTACGGAAGGGGGTGGCGATGTAATTGCACTTTTTATGGGTTCTTACAAAGCCAAGGTATTGAATGAGGAATTATATCAACATGTATTTAATGAGTTTGTCGGGTATTTAAAGTAATAGTTATCCTGAATAGGTTTTAATCAGGATTCAAACATTCGCACCCAGATCAATCCCCCCTCAAGATAACTCCACAAGCCAAACTACTTTTGGAGTTATCTATGGCGCAGTCCCATCACGGCATTTCTGGCCGTGAAGTTCAAAGTGGCATCATCCCTATGCGTGATGCTCAAACAAATGTTATTGCAATGATTGCATTTGCCGATGACGCAGATCCTAGCGTATTTCCTGAGAACGTTCCTGTTCGTGTTCCATCAATTAACCAAGTTTTATCCAGTGCAGGTGTAACAGGTAACTTGCGAAAAAACTTAGAAATCACGGCATTAATCACCAATCCAACACTGATTATTGTTCGAGTCCCTACCCCATTTAATGGTCCAATATTTACAGCAAGCAAAGTGATTGGCACAACGACATCGGCAGGTCGTACTGGCATTCAGGCGCTACTGACAGCAAAGTCTATTTTAGGTCTAATCCCTAAAATTATTATTGCTCCCGATGTTGAAAGCCCTGATGTCGTTGAAGGATTAGCTGCTGTGTGCAAAAAGCTACGCGCATATAGCTACGTTACTCCTCGTGATGAAGATGCAGTAATGCTAGATACGGCTGAAGCAGTCACGGCTTACCGACAAACTTTAAGCCATCGTGAAATTGAAATCGTCTGGCCCGAATTCACCAGTGGCAATGTATTTTTAGGTACTGACTCGGGGGAGTAATACCCCCTCACACAATAAGTTGTGAGGGGGCAAGCCAAGTAATCGCATTTAGTCACCTAGCAGGTCGTTGGGAATTATATGTAAATGATATGGATAACCCATTTGCAAGCGGTAATATCGGAGCAATTTTAGGACAATTTTCATTAGCTTATATGGATCGAATCACGGCCGATTACGACGGATACGTTGATATGCAGAATATTGATGATGTTGCGTATAGAATTAAATTTGTACCGATCTCTGACGCTTTCTACACATTAAATCCTGATGTAGTGAACTCATCGTTTATAGAACATGAGGATGGTAGTTTAACCTTCTGCTTAAATCCAACACCGACCACTTGATCAAAAAATTAAAAAACCACCTTCGGGTGGTTTTTTAGTATTTCATTAAATCCTGAATAGCATTTAATCAGGAACACTCAAATAGCAGCAGCAAAACATTCACAGCATGATTAACCCATCAATCCTATGACATGGAAATATCATGCCTGAACCAACCCTATTGTATGGACACGGTATTTTTACTGCCGTTGTCACTGCAGCAGCTCTACGAGCTGAAACCGATGAAAAAGTCGGTTGGCATAAATCCGTATCCAATATCCCAGTGACTGGTCCAACTGGAATCAGCCAGCCCATTACTTGGGATCTGGAAGATCCTGACACAGATGCAGGCTACTTAAACCGTAACGACTGCACAACCCTTATGCAGCATTTAGGTTTTCGATTCTGGGGCAATCGAAATTGCTCAGACGATCCGCGCTTTTCTTTTGAAGTCGCAACACGTACCGCTCAATTCATCCTCGAAACCATTTTAAATGGCTGTTTCCCTTTTGTGGACCAACCTCTTACGCCTTACTTGGCCAAAGACATCATTGACTCTATCAATGCTGAGCTACAAGAGCATGTCACGGCTCGTCACCTATTGGGGGCTTCGGTTTGGTATGACGCTGCTCAAAACTCAATCCAAGGTTTACAACAAGGTCAGCTCTGGGTCGATTATGACTACACCCCTGTTCCAACCCTTGAAAACTTAGGCTTAAACCAACGCATTACCGATCGCTATTTAGTTGATTTCAGTAAATTGCTTGGTGGTGGCACAACGACCTAAGGAGTCGATACATGCTTCCTCGTACACTGAAAAACTTTAATGTTTTTGTTGATACACATTCTTGGGCAGGTGTTGTTGAGTCAATCGCAATCCCCAAAATCACCAAGAAAACAGACGACTATCGTGGCGCAGGCATGATTGGTGATGTTGCACTGGCTATGGGCTATGAAAAGCTCGAAGGTGAAGTCACCTATGCAGGCTTTGACGTTAAACAATATCGTCAACTTGGCGTTTGTGGCACTTCTGATTTACCCGTGCGCTATGTCGGTGTTTATGAACGACAAGACAATTGCACCCGTCAAAATGTAGAAATTTATATGCGTGGCCAGGCATTAGAACTTGATCCTGGTGATAGCAAAAATGGTGAACGTACCGAAATCACAATGACCTACAACTACACCTATTTCCGTATGGAAGTTGATGGTGTTGTACAAGTTGAGCTTGATTTCATCAACGGTAAAGAACGTTTTGGCGATAGTGATCTCGCAACAGCAATCCGTGAATTACTCGGTCTATAAGATCGGGTAACCCCTCCCCCCTCAAATTAAACCAGGATAAATCCATGACAACTGCAGAGAAAAACCAAACTACAGAAAGCTCAACTGATCAGAATGTTCAATCAATCACTGATCCCAACATTCGAATTGTAGAGCTCGAGAATCCTATCATTCGAGGGACTGAATCAATTACTCAAATTACTCTGCGTAAGCCGAACGTTGGAACGTTACGTAATTTAAGCCTACAAGATGTTTTGAAGTGGCAAGTAGAAGCAACCAATACCCTTTTGACGCGTATCACAGCCCCAAGCCTTAGCATCGCTGACTTAAATGGAATGGACATTGGTGATTACACATCGCTGGCCGTGGAGTTAACCAATTTTTTGGTGAGTGCGAAGGCAAAATCCCAAGCAGTGTAGATGAAGTCATTGCCAATCTAGCGGTAATTTTCCACTGGACACCAAAGGATTGCGAGGATTTTGAAATTGAAGAGCTGATGCAATGGAATGAACGTGCAAAAGCTCGTAGTGAAGTACAAAAGTAAATAGGCAATGGTGAATGAGCAATTTAACCCTAAGTGCGATTCTAACGATCATCGATGAAGCATCGAAACCACTTAAAATGATCCACCAATACAGTGAATCAAGCTCAGACTCCATTGCTGAACTTAATCAGAGCATTCGTCAACTCAATCAAACATTAAATGGATCTGATGCTCAACGTTATAATCAATCGTTGAAACAAACAGAAAAACATACCAGTGCAGTGCGTTCAGCATCTCGAATGCTCGTTACAGAATATGGGCATGTTGACCATGCTCTAACTGCCCTCCTGCATAAAACAGACCAATGGAATGCAAAACTCGCAGAAAGTCGCAAGAACATGCGCCAAGAGTTTAAAAGTATTGCCATGAGTGGAGCTATTGCAGGCGCAGGGATTTACCAGTTTTTTAAACCCGCCATTGAATTTGAAAAACAAGTCAGTGGTGTGCAATCAGTATTAAATTTAGAAAAAACAAGTGAAGCCATGAAGCAGCTTGAAGCGGATGCCCGTAAATGGGGAGCAGCTTCTTCTTTTAGTCCAACTGAAGCGGCTCAAGCCCAATTTGAACTCGGTTCTGGTGGCTTCAATGTCGATCAAATTCGCAAGGCATTGGGTGGGACATTACAACTGGCCGAAGCAGGTAAAGTTGAGCTAAAACAAGCGGCTCAAATCGCAGTCGGAACACTTAATGGTTTTGGTTTAGCTGCCAGTGAGATCACACGGGTAAATGACGTATTTGTACAAGCCACCAATGGCACGGCTACCAGTGTTGATGGTCTAGGTGAAACGATGAAATACGTTGCACCCGTTGCCAAGCAATATGGGGCAAGCATCGAACAAGCCGTAGCCATGACGGGTTTATTAGGCGATAACAAAATTATCGATACCCAAGCAGGTACAGCACTACGTGGCATTATGTTGCGTCTTGCAGCACCACCCAAAGAAGCCCAAAAAGCTTTGGATAGACTAGGTGTACAGACTGCGGACACAAAAGGTAACTTGCGTGATCTATCCGATGTGCTTAATGATCTTAGAATTAAAACGAGCAAAATGGGATCACAGGAACGTCTTGCTGTCCTGTCTAATATCTCTGGAACAGAAGCTGCTTCTGCAATGGCGGTGCTCGTCGACCAGACTGGTATAGTTGATGAAAAAACAGGAAAAGTCGTCAATAAAATTAAACAGCTCACCACCGAACTAGAAAACTCAAAAGGTGCTGCTGCTGCTGCCGCAAAAATTCTCAAAGATAATTTAGCTGGTGATATTGAGAATATGGGGGGTGAATGGCAAGACCTCAGTATTTCAATTCACAAAATTTTAGGAAATGACCTCAGAAAATTTATTCAACAGATTTCAGAGATTATTGGCCGTGTGAAAGCATGGGTTGAAGCAAATCCCGAATTAGTCAGAACATTGGCGAGTATTGCCCTTAAACTGCTTATGTTTAAAGTCGCTTTACTAGGGGTAAAGTACACTTCTAATTTATTTTTTGGGGCGATCGTCAGCGTTATTGCAGGTATTACAAAATTCACCATTCTTATGTGGCTTGCTCATAAAGTTGCCAATAAGTTTGGTATTGGTCTACCGAATAGATTCACGGTAATTTCTAAAGTCATTCAATTTTTAAGTCGTGCATTTTTCTTTTTGGCTCGTCAGGCAATACCTTTAGTCATTACTGGAATGCGAGCTTTAGCGATCGCAGCAATCACCAATCCATTAACACTTCTGATTGCAGGTATCGTTGCCGTTGCCTTAGTCATTTATCGCTACTGGGGACCAATCAAGGCATTCTTTCAGGGCTTCTGGTCAGGGCTGATGATTGGACTGGCACCCTTTAAAAACACGATAAGCAGTTTATTCACAACATTAAAAACTACGCTTGCACCATTACAACCCATTTGGGATGCCCTAGTTTCAGTCTGGACAATTTTTAAAGGTGTCCTTGCTGAAGCACTATCCCCTTTTCAAGCCACGAACCAGGAACTTGCCAATGCGACCTCTTATGGTTCATCGCTGGGCATCATGATTGGTAGTGTGATCGGCATCATTGGTGAGTTGGTTTTAAGCTTTGTGCAATTAGGCGTAACTATTCTGACCACAGTCGGTACGGCTATTGGTGAATTCTTTGGATGGATGATGCTCCTTCCTGAAAAAGTCGGATCTGCCTTCACTGCTATGAAAACTTATGTCATGCAAGCAGGTGCCGTTTTTATTGATTATCTTTTGACACCTATCCGTTCAGTGATTGATGCCGTAAATCTTTTAATTACAGGGATGAATAAAATCCCAAGCATTAATATTCCTAAAATTCCACAAGTCCCGACCTTGGCTCAACCAACGACGACGACAGTCCCTTTAAAGACCGTACCGACCAAGGCAATTATTCCCATGGCAAACCGACCGACTCAAACTACCAATCATTTCATGGGTGCACAGATCAGTATCACTGGTGTAAATGATCCTAAACAAGTTTCCATGATCGTCGATCAAAAGCTGAAGCAACATCAAAATTCAATTTTAGCTCAACAACAAAGAAGATATAGCGATAAGGATTAATTCACCATGCTTATGTGCTTAGGACAATTTGCCTTTACCACAGACACACTCACTTTCACTCAGATCCAACGCCAACGCACTTGGCAATATGCAGACAATGCTGTGGCCACAGGACGCAAGAAACGTCAATTTATAGGCTCAGGGGATGACAGTATTTCTCTCCCTGGTCTTATTTATCAGGAGCATGGTTTTGGTAATCGTGTTGCGATTGATGACTTAGCAACGATGGCTGATACAGGACAGGGCTTTGTCCTGGTCGATGGCAGCGGTTATTTATATGGGGTTTATACCATCGACAGCATTGACGAGACCAAACAGGTTTTATTGTTCAACGGTGTGCCCAGAAAGATTGATTTTACAATCAAACTTAGCCGTGTTGATGATGACCGTATCGAACAGCAGACAGGGGCAAATACATGATTAAAACGCCAGTTTGCCTACTCACTGCAGATAGTAAGCCCCTAAATGAGCAAATCCTTAAACGCATCATGAGTGTGACTGTAACGGACAATCGCGCAAATGAAGCAGATCAGCTCGACATTACTCTGGATGACAGCGATGGGGTTTTAGAGTTACCACGACGGGGAGTTAAAATTAATTGTCAGCTTGGTTTTGTGGGTGAAGGTATGCACGACAAGGGTGACTTCATTGTCGATGAAACCGAATGGTCTGGCTCCCCCGACATCATCACCATAAAAGCCTCCAGTGCAAACTTTAAAAGTAAAATTAAGGAGGCAAAGTCAAAATCTTTCCATCGGAAAAAATTTGGTGAGATCGCTACAGAGATTGCTAAAAATCATGACTTAACTTTAGTTATGACCGATGATTTAAAGAAAATTGACCTTCAGCATATCGACCAGACCAATGAATCAGATCTTAATTTACTTGTTCGGATCTCAAAGCAAAATGGCGCTGAAATGGCGGTTAAAAAAGATCGTTTACTCATCTTTAAAGCTGGTACCGCAAAAACTGCTTCTGGTAAAGATTTACCGTCAATCACCCTTACCCGTAACGATGGTGACCAATTCCGTTATTCCGAGCAAGACCGCGACTCAGACTATACAGGTGTATCTACGAGTTATCACGATACAGGTAAAGCGAAACGTGAAAAGGTGATTACTGGTGAAAAAGGCAAGGTGAAACACTTAAAAGGGACGTTTGCCAACAAAACCGAAGCCGAACGTGCGAGTGCTGCGAAGATGGCTGAGATTAAGCGCCAAATGGCGAAATTCAGCATCAATTTGGCTTATGGGCTACCTGAGATTAGTACTGAGTCCCCAATCAAGCTACAGGGCTTTAAAGCTGAGGTGGATAAGTTAAAATGGATCGTTGAAAAAGCCACTCATAGCTATGCTAAAAGTGGCGGGTTAACTACACAATTGGATTTAGAAGCAAATATCTAAAAATATCAGTTTACTTCTGATATACGACATTACCTTCTTTAATAGTTTGAAGTACCTGAATATCCTTAATTGTCTTCGGGTCAACTTTAAGTGGATTCTTATCAAGCACCACTAAATCCGCTAACTTTCCTTTTTCTAGTGTCCCTTTAGAGTCTTCTTCAAAGTATTGATATGCAGCCCAACTTGTAATTGATCTTAATGCATTATAAGGGCTGACGCGTTCTGCTGGTCCAATTACATCCCCTGAACGACTAATACGGTTGACCGTTGCATAAAGGATCATAATACTATTTGGCAAAGCCACAGGTGCATCATGATGCTGTGTAAAGATCATGCCTTTATTTAAAGCAGTTTGTCCTGGAGAAATTCGATATGCGCGCTCTTTACCCAATGTCACATCTCGATGCCAATCCCCCCAATAATATGTATGCATTGCAAAAAATGAAGGAATTATCTTTAACTTTTTCATACTATCTAATTGGTCATCACGTGCCGTCTGTGCATGAATAGCAACAGTTCGTCTGTCATCATTTCCATATTTTTTAGCAGCTTTATCTACTGCGGTTAAGTATTCATCTAAAGCAGCATCACCATTTGTATGGGCTAAAATCTGCCAATTATGCTCGTATGCGGTTGCAACAAGTTTATCAACTTTGCTCTCTTGCGGGATTGCAGGATAGCCAACATAAGTCTTTGACTGTCCTTCAGGTGGGGTTAAATATGGTTTAGTTAACCAAGCGGTACGTCCCTGCGGTGAACCATCTAAAGAAAGCTTCACACCCGCAATTCTAAAGTGATTTAAGTAACTTTTTTGAACACCCTCACTTTCTAGATAAGGTAACTGAGCTTGAATGTCTGGGTAACATGCCACATCCACTTTTAAAAGATTTTGTTGGCCTAAACTTTTCCATGTCTCACACGCATCTGACGTCGCACGTCCTTCTTGTAGAGTGGTGTAACCAAATCGCAGATACGATTTTACTCCTGCAAGTGCAATCTTTTTATTTGCATCTTTATCGTATTTCGCCATCATCGAGAATAATGGTTGGAAAAATGCCATTTCTTCTAATACACCATTTGGTTCCTTAGAATTTTTTACTCGACGGATGACGCCACCATCAGGATCTTTGGTACTTGCATTATAGCCGACCAATTCAAGTGCCTTGTGGTTCATTGCTCCAAGATGGCCTGATTGGTGGATCACTAATACTGGTTCATCTTTAGAAATCTTATCTAAATCATCTGCAGTAGGATGGCGTTGCTCTTTTAATTGAGCATCATCATACCCAAACCCGATGATCCATTTATATTTACCTACAATATTTTTATTATCCGCTTTCCATTGATTTAAATTTTGAATCAGTGAGTTAATGTCGGTTACCTTACCATCGGGCGGTGCAAGTAAATTGCTTGCAAGTGCTTGAAACCCTGCATTATAAGCATGACCATGTGCATCAATGAAACCAGGAAGTAATGTTTTTCCTTCTAAATTAATTTGCCGACTGTTCGGTGCCATATTTTTAGCAGCAGCCAAATCACCAACAAAAGCAATTTTTCCATTTTCTACTAAAACGGCCTGAGCATATTGAGGCTTATCACCGACCATAGTAACGATGTCACCATTAAAATAAAGTTGGCTATTAGTTGGTATATTTTGTGTAGGTGTAGTGGAGCATGCTGCAAGTGCTCCAACTATAGGTAGGGTAAGTAATATTTTTTTCATGGTTTAAACTCTATTTTTATTAAGCAAAATCAGTGTAGCGTAGATTTATTCTTGTTCATATTGCATAACTTCATTTTGTTTCAAGAACAAATACTGTTATTTACGTAGACAATCAACAAAATTTTTAATCCAAGTCCTAAGTATAAAAAGGCAAAAATTACCCTACCAATACTCAATAAAAAAGCCCTCCATTGGAGAGCTTTTATTTTTTGTCCTGACATCACTGTGACGGTGTAGAACCACCCTTCGCTTTCACCAACTCAGCACTTGCCTTAATCAATTCAGTACCAGCAGCAAGCTGATCCTTCATCAAGTCTCCTATCTTATCATTTTGACTTTGATCAATTTCTTTTCCAAAATATTTTCCTGCTAATTCTTTATAAATATTTGAATGTTCTTCTTCTTTTACATTTTTAAGAAATAAAGGGAGTGCTCTTAACTCTAAGGATGTTTGATGTGTTTGATCGTTTAATTTCCTAAGATGGGATGCTTTCCTTAAAAAAATTGTTCCCAAAGTAACCACAAAAGTTAAAGTCATAAATTTTGTAAGGATATAGTTTATTTCATTACCTTTATATTCTATAAAAGCAAGATGAACAATTGTAAATAAAAATGCCCCAACAAAAATTATATAAAAAAGTGCTTCATAAACATGAGCCCTTTTTAAGTAGATATTACTTGCGTTGAAATATAACTCTTCAGTTTTTTCAAGATTTGTTTTATCAATATGCGCTAACGCACTAGCATATTTTTCCTCAAGCAAATTTATACGTTTTTCATACACTACTTTTTCATGCATTGAATATCTAAAGCCTTCAATCCAATGATATGTATCAAAAATCATTTTACCTAGATAATGTATATAGGTATAAATTTCATTAATATTAGTGTTTGGAGTAGAAATTATAAATTTGTTCTGTGCTAAAAAAGACGAAAATTTTGATAAAACTCCATATAAACTTTCATTGTTTACTGAATTAATTATATATTTTCGTATTGTTTTATCTTCTAAAGTTTCGATCAGATACTGGCAAAAAAATTTTGAACTTGTCGCAAGATCGTGTATGTCACTTTTATCAATGGAGTTGAAAATTTTTTCCATATTTTTTGAGTTAAATTGCTGATAATTAAATATCAATAATTTGAAAATTGAATCACTTGTGGCCAATAAGGTTCTAAAAAAATCATTATTTTTTACAGCCTGACTGGTTAGATTGTCATCAATCATATTTAAGCCCTATAAAAAAACTCTGCCCCCATGCATCGTATCATCATGACCCGATCCATTAGCTCACAATGAGCCAAGGCATTGTATCAAAATGAACTTTTCTTCTATATATAAATAGAATAAAGAATAGAGTTATAAAAGAATGATCAAAGTTAAAAACTGTTGACTAAAAAAAAATTTAAATTATATTGTCCATATCACAGCAAAATCTGTGAGCAGATGTGGAAGTCTGCCTTATACTCCAACGGTGCAAATCAAAAGTCGCACCATGCGGCATTTTTTTTGTCTATTGCATAGTCGTGCCTTTATGGTGGGCTAGGCAGGGCAGCTATATGCTGGTCGCAACCGTTGGAGCGATACTTCCACCCCTGCTTAGTCTGCCCCCATTCTGTGGAAGGAATGTTGGCAGGTTTTAAACCAACCAACGGAAAACGACTATGAACACTTCTTCAAAAAGTGTGCATCCTATTCGCACACGTCTACACCCTGAATTTATTGGTCCAGCACATCCACGTGAAGTACTTCATCACGTTTTAACAAATCAAACCATCCAACAAAAATATCCAGCTCCGCGCTCATTCAAATTATTTGTACACCCTTCTATCGTCGCATTATTAATGCTGATTATTCTTGGAGTTGCCTTCCTTGCAGGAGGTAACCAGTAATGATCCATATCTTCACAGAATTAGGCCATGAAAAGTTATGTCCAATGTGTGGTGAATACTTCCCACTAGACGAAGATTTCTTTTATAAAAATGGCTTTAAACGTGGCATTCAACAGTGGGCTGGTCGTTGTAAGGCTTGCTATGTTGAGACCTATCGTGGGGATAGATAATGAAAAATATCCTCCTTCAGAATCATGAATATCCCCTCATTGCATCACCTCAGCTCGCAAAAGAGCTGGGGACTGCAGCAGCGACGTTCTTGCAAAAACTGCATTTCTTAATCAGTGAAACACGCAAATACAAACAAAAGAAAAACCTCACTGTCCACCAAAACCGTAAGTGGTGGTTCCACACCTTTGAAGAATGGCAGTCGACTCTAGGTTTATTTAGTGTTTCGACCATCAAAAGAGCTGTGGCCAAACTGAAAGAACTTGGCTTAATCGAAATCAATAAGCTCTCAAAAATTAAGTCTATGCGTGTGAATTACTACACCATCAACTATAAAAAACTAAAACAACTGTTCGGCATTGGCACATCGCAGCCAGTAAAAAAAGATCCTGGTACTCCGCCCGCTGAACCAATTAAAGGGACAGATACACCGACTAATCCTACTGCAACAAAAGAAGATTTATCCATTTTCCATAGCGATTATCGCTCTCTTTATTTACAGCTTCGCAGATACAAACTGGATATATCCCATGATGATCCGCGACTGCACCAGTGGCTTAACATCGCCCGAAAAATAATTACCTACACTGCATCAGCACCAACAAGACTCAACATCCATAAATGGCAATGGCACACGCCTGAACAAATATTACCAACCGAATTTTTACGAGGGACTGATCATGGGTATTGAAAAGCACGTTATGCGCCTACAAGAGCCAAATACGAAGAAGCGTAAATTCTTTATCAGTTCAAAGCATTTGTACCGCTTACTCGAAACGGACGTGTCGTATAAAACATTTGTCGAAACCAACATTATTTGGTCTCGCCTACGTGAAAATATCGACTACCACTTTTATGAACAGCATGACACTTACAACCTTTCTATCTGTGCTGTTCAGGCCATTTTGATATTAGAAAATACAGAAAAAAGCTGGCGATTCTTCAATGAACTGTCCGACCTTATAAACAACGGTTTTAACCGTTAAGAGGGGTAATATCATGGATATTCAAACAAGATTATCACTATTAAATAAACACTTATCTTTACTCATTGAGTCTACGGAAAGCTGTGATTCTTTAACTGGAGAGTCGGTGGCTGCAACTATATTTTTTATTCAGGAACAAGTCAGGCAGATTCAAAAAGCTATAAATAAAGAGTAAAAATAAAGCCCTCTTAGGAGGGCTTTTTTCATGGCTTTCTAAGTAAATTGTAATCTACATCATAACCCATAGCATGAATTTCATTCATGAAATCTAATTTCCAGTTCTTGTCATTGAGATATACAACTCCACTAATGTCATTTGGAAGCTCAATAATATGATCTGTAACAACCTGAATAACCTTGTTACGTCCCAATGCTCCTATTAACCACCCATGCTCAAATACAACATTTTGACGAGCACGAGGTTTATAGTCATTTTTATCTTTTACGGATCCCTCATCATCAGGCGTATATAGCACAACGCCAAAACCATTAGGATCAATATAGTGTTCTAATTTTTCTATAATCGTCATTCCCTTACTAGGTTTCTCACTTAAAATAATTGCTTCAAATCCAATTTGCTCTAAAAAACGTGCAGTTTTTTGCTGAGTTGCAACATCATGCCCATGAACAATAAATGCTTTTTTCAATAGTTTTCTATCATCTATACTTTTATTAGCTTTGAATTGAATAAATTTTATTTTTGATTCAGAAAGTCTTTCTAATTCAATTGCAAAAAAATTCGAAGTTTCTTCTATGGTACGAAAGAGTTTTCTAAATTCTGGTTTTTTTAAATCCTCATTCTGATCCATCAACAAAAGTTTAGTGGCAGGTTGACCATTTCGAAATAGAAAATAAAGCTCTATCATCTGATTTAAAGAATCTAATTTACTCGAATACCTTTTTGCATCACATTCTTCTAAAGAAGTTTTAATAAAATTTGAAAAATCACCATAATAATTTTGAAATATAATCTTATTTTTTGCCAAACTCTTTGAGTCATCATTTCCTAATGAATCTTGAACTATTTTCGCATATTGAGAAATATAGCCATTGAGTTCTTGTTTAAGTTTTTCACTCATCTTATAAAGTATCTTTAATTAAAATTACTATAATATTAACATTGTTAAAATGCTATCTCTATGGATAACTCTATTTTTTTAATTATCTAATTTGTTAGTTTTTTATTTATTAATTCAGGATTCCAATGTCTATTATTTATAAAAATAATAAAAAGATTATGGATTATGAAACTTGAAGTGATGACCAATAAACGAGAGATATTGAAATACATTTGCAACTAGAACGATTGAATGAAACACTTTATCTAGCCAATTATATTCCAAGTAATACCCATCCCCTTCACCGCTCTTAAAAAGCACTTATCAGCCTAGTAAATGACGAACTATGGAGAGTAGATTCAAAAATAAGTAAATTAGTGAAACACTCTCACACATCAGCAACATCAACCAACTAAAACATTTAGATCAACTTTATAGCCTAAATTTTTAATCTCTTTAGCTAATTGAAACTCCCAACTGTTATCCGACAAATAAACCATTCCACTAATATCACCAGGTAGCTCAACATTATGATCTGTAACTAAAGGAAAAACTTTATCTCGACCTAATTTTCCTATAAGTAAGCCATGCTCAAATACAACATTTTGTCTAGCTCGAGCCCGTAACTGATCCTTATTTGCTGCAGCTTCACCAAAATCATCTGGCGTATATAAAACAATTCCAAACCCCACATCAGTGAAATGCTCTAATTTTTCAATGATTGTTTTTCCACCACTTGCCTGCTCATGCAAAATAATTGGAGTAAATCCTAACTTCTCCAAAAAACGAGCCGTTCTTTCTTTTGTTGCCTCATTATGCCCATGAACGATGAAAGCCTTACGCTCTAGAATCTTATAACTTTGTTTATTTTCATTGGTTAAAGGTAGAGAATTTAAATAATCGTCTGATGCAATGTCTTTGATCAACGATTTCAAAAAGGCTAGTGATGGGCCAATCTTTGTTATCTCTAATGACCTCGCGCGGGTCATACCCACACCACTCAAAGGGAGACTATCAAATATTTTTTTTAGTCTATTTAAATATCCAGGTAGATTACGTTCAAAAAATTGTTGCACACTAATACACCAAGAATCCCACCTCGCAGCGCCCATATCATAGTCTTTTTCTAATTCACTTCGTACGTCGAAAACTAGTCTAGCTTGGTATTCATCTAATTTTTCAAGTAATTCATTTTTATCCACAATAAACTCTTAACATTGTTAAATTGTTAAGAGTTTATCATTTTAAATATATCTTTTAATATTTTGATCTTTATTATTTTTTCCCAAAACTCTCCGCAAAATTTCGCACCAAAGTCATTAATGTCTGACGTTGCTCAGGATCTACCTGATCCCAATATTTCAACAACTCTTTGGCTTCATCTGTCAGTAAATCAGGTTGCGTCCGTTCACCAGTGATCAAATACCAAACGTCTACGCCAGCTTTATGAAGTGCTTCTAAGTCTTCCTGCCCCATAACGCGCTCCCCTTTCTCATAGCGCATTACAGCCATATTTTTCTTACAAAATAACGCAGCAAAATCTTTTTGCGACAAATCTAAGCGTGATCGTTCCTGACGAAGGCGTTCGCCTCTTTGATCGTTATTCTCATTTACCATTTGGGATAAATCCATATATTAATTATCCCAATTGGGATAATATTACTTTGCTTATTTACCATTTTAACAAAGTTCTCTATTCACCACTGTTTAAAAACTGTGGACTCATAAGGAAACAATCATGGCTACTCAAGAGTCTCAAAAAGAAGTACAGATCAGCTTTCGCACTACACCTGAAAATCGTCGTCTAGCTCGCATCGAAGCTGCAAAGGTCAACATGTCACTCAACGAATGGATCAAAAGCCTCGTCGAAGCAAAACTGGATACTTCATCTCAAGAAACAAAATCATCATAAGGCACAGCTTTAAAGCCACTCACAGAATTGCAGGAGCTTGGTTACATTTCTTTGCAATTTTTTGTAGCACAAGAAAAGTTAAGTACTTGGTGTCGGGAGCAACAACTACTTAATTAAATCTAGAGGTAATGATGAGTAAATCCATTGGTTTCTACTGCCCACACTGCGATCGCAGAATGCACGTCACAAGCCGAAAAAGACCTTCACCGCTGCTTCATAACATTATCGTCAGTTGTCAAAATCCCGACTGTTTAGCAAGTTTTGCTGCAGATCTAGAAATTACACGATCTATCCATAACAGCCTTAGCCCTAAACCTGATCTTTCACTGACAAAGCAAAAGTGGGAAATCGAAATAGAAATGCAGTTATTCGCTTTAGAGCTGCAACCCGAAATTGATCAATTTCAAAAATCTTATGTCGAAGGTGCAATCAATGCCTTGTTCTGGACAAACAAAATTGATTTAGCCACCGCGCAAAACTATCGCAATCGTCTCCTCCAAATGAAATTGATCTAGGTAACTCATGGATATTTTAGAACGTCGCATAGACGAAAGACTAAACCAAATTTTCAAGTTCAAACGTAAGGGCGATTGGTATCGTGAGGGCGTATGTCCTAAATGCTCCCAAAAAGAAGCCTATACACATGCGCTTACACCAAAGGTCGTAAAGTGTGGACGTATCAACAAGTGCAGCTACGAAGAACACATCAAAGACATTTGTGAAGATCTATTCAAAGACTGGTCTGAGGACTTTCCTAAAACGGCTACAAATCCGAATGCTTCTGCAGATGCCTATTTGCAACATGCACGAGGGTTTAAAATTGAACCGTTAAAAGGTCATTACACTCAAGAACTTTATCGCGATTTTAAAAATCGCAACTTAGTTACTGCAACAGTTCGCTTTCAACTTGCACCGGGTATTTTCTGGGAACGTTTTATCGATCGTCCTGAACGTTTTGGACGCATGAAAGCAAATTTCATTGGTGAATGGAAAGGACTTTCTTGGTCTGTTCATAACTTAGATGATCTTTGTAATGCTGGCAGCATTTGGTTGACTGAAGGCATCTTTAATAGCGTTGCCCTTGCTCAATCAGAACTGATCAGTATCAGCACCATGAATAGCGGTAATTATCCGAATAAAATCCTTCAGCAAATCGCTGCTCGATGCACAGAACTTAAGAAAGATCGTCCTCGCCTGATTTGGGCATTGGATAACGACAAAGCAGGCAAGAAATTCTTGCCTAAACAAATTAACCAAGCCACTGAGGATGGTTGGGTTTCTACCGCAGCATTACCCCCAGTCGGTAAAGACTGGAATGACTTATTCCAGAATGGTCAGCTCACAGCAAAAGACCAGGATAAATATATCCATTACGGCAAGCTACAAATTGCTAAAACTGCAGAAGAAGCAGGCTTACTGATTTATAACTTTTATAACAACAGCCTTGCAAAATTCTTCTTCAACCATGCCTATCGTACCTACTGGTGGGAGTTAGATTTCAAAAAATTTAATCTCGTACTAGAAGCCACAGAACAAGCCCAAGGTTCAATTTTATCTGAAGATGAAAAGCGCGAGCAGGCACTTAAAAACAGTTCTTCAGTCGTTGAGATCTGCAACGCACAACTCGAACCTCTCTATTTCCAACGTAACGAGATTACCGACGAAAGTTGGTATTACTTCCATCTGCAATCACCGTGGGGTGAAGTTAAAGCCACCTTCACACCCGAACATATTTCCTCACGTAGCAAATTTAAACCCCGTGTCATGGGGGTTTTATCTGGGGCAATGTGGACTGGAACCGATCAACAGCTTGAAACCTTTATCAAGCGTAAAACTGAGCGACTGAGAGAAGTTAAAACCATTGACTTTATTGGTTATAGCAAAGAACACGATATTTATATTTTCGACCAATTTGCTGTGCATAAAGGTCAAGTTATCCCCAAGAACGAACACGATTATTTCAAAACAAATAAAAAGGAGATCAAGACATTGGCTTCTACACCCGTTATTCATTTAACAACCAAGAAAGAATTTAAGCCTACATGGTGGCGTGATTACTACGACTTAAATGGCGAAGTAGGATTAATTCTTTTAGCTTGGTGGACTGGCTCATATTTTGCTGAGCAGATCCGCGCTCAGCACTCATCCTATCCTTTCTTTGAACTTGTTGGCCAAGCAGGTTCAGGTAAATCAACACTGATTGAAATGCTTTGGAAGTTTAGCGGTCGTGAATCATACGAGGGCTTTGACCCAAATAAATCAACCAGTGTGGCGATTTATCGTAACTTTGCCCAAACCTCAAACATGCCGATCGTCCTCATTGAGGGTGACCGTAACGATCAACAGGCATCACAAAAAGCCAAATTTAGTTGGGACGAATTGAAGGATGCTTTTAACGGTCGTGCGATTCGTTCTAAAGGCTTAAAAACCGCAGGTAATGAAACCTACGAGCCACCGTTCCGAGCTGCAATCATGATCAGCCAGAACACACCCGTTCAAGCATCTGAAGCAATTCTTTCACGTACTCTGCATATATCTGTTGACACCAAAGGACACAGTTTAGAGAAAAAGAATATTGCGACCCGTTTGTCGCAAATGCCTTTAGATGAAGCATGTGCTTACATGACTTATTGTTTAAAAAATGAAAATAAGATTTTAGAAACCTATTTCAACAACCTAAAACAACTTGAAGCAGACTTTCATGCCAAAGGCATAACCCATGTGCGTATTGCCCTTTGTCATGCCCAAGTATCAGCGATGATCGATGCATTGGCCGAGCATGTATTCAAAAAAGAAATTAGTGCAACTGAGATCCAAAATTCAAAAACCATGCTTGAAAACATGGCGCGCAAACGTGTCGATGAAATTGGTTTAGACCATATCTACGTTCAACAGTTTTGGGATGCTTACGAATACCTCAATGGCATCCGTACCTCGCATTTCCATCTTAATCATTACGAGCCTACAGAAGCTCATATCGCAATCAATCTCAACGAAATTTACAAGGTCGCAGCGAGAAATTTCCAAGCCCTGCCCGATGTAAATGAAATGAGAAACTTACTGCGTACCAGCAAACGCTACAAATTCGTCGAAGCAAATAAGCCTGTCCGTTCATCTAAGTACCCTGCAGATGAAGTTAAGCCAATCGGAGATCACACAAATGACAGCCCTATCCAATCAGACCGTATTGTTAAATGTTGGATTTTCACCAATCCAAATCAAATTAAACAACCAGGATATAAAAAATGAATATGACGCAGGCCACAATCATAATTAGCGCATCGAGCTTCTGCGGTGCAATTTATTTTTTTACTGAAACTTTAAATTAATAAGGAAAACTAAAATGAACGATACTTCATATAAGATCGTAAAATGGTACTCAATGAGACAAGTAGCTGCTGAATTAGGTATAGCGGTCAATACATTTAAAAAACACTATTTAGAGAAATACCCACCTGATCGATCATCAGATAAGTATAAAGGGTGGACTGAAACTTCCTTGAATAAGATCAAAAAAGAAATAGGCGCTTAAAGCGCCTATTTCTTTTTATAAATCGTTAGACAATCCACTTTTCAACTTCATTACTATACCAATTCATTAATTCAACACGCTCTGGCCAGTATTCAGCTCTATTATAAATCTTGCTCGTTTTATCTGCTTTTGTCGTTTTGTTTACATGTGCAATTTGATAATCAATCACTTCCGCTCTAAACAGCTTACTTTCATTTGCATGGGTAGAAAATAGCGTCCTAAATCCATGCGTGACCATCTCATTTGCATAACCGTTTCTTTTAATGACAGCCAAAGGCGTTTCAGAAGTCATGTGCTTCCAAGGCTCACGTGTATGTTTGAAAATAAAGCCGTCATCACTCCGGGTGTGAAATAAAGCCATGAATAAATCATAGACTTGAGGTGATAAAGGAACCATTAATTCCTTTCGTCGTTTCATACGATATGCTGGAATTAGCCACACTTTATTTTCAAAATCAATTTCACCAGAATCCCATCTCGCTTTTAAAAGCTCACTGATTCGAGTGCCAGTAAAACAAGCCAGTTTTAAAACAACTTTAGTAATTGGGAACGCATTACATTGTTCTAAACGTCTAAAAAACTCAGGCATTTCACTTGCAGGTAAGCACGGATAACTTTGAACCTCATGCTCAGGTATAAGTTCCCCGACTAAAATACATGGGTTCTTTTCTGTATAACCTGATGCGATCGCAAAATTAAAAACTGCATTGAGTAAACGCAGACAACGTGTGGCAGTTTCGAGTGTGCCTTTGGCCACAATTTCTTTTACTTTGGACGAAACCTGAAAACGAGTGATTTCATCTAAAGGTAACTCTAAAAAATCTTCTGTGATGTAGTCCAAACGGTATTTAACTGTGCTGATATATTTTTCACTAGACCACTGCGGACTCATTAATTCAAACCATTCATCACACACTTGTTTTAAATGATGGGAGAGTTTTGATTTACCTGAAACCTCGGCTTTATAGTCCCGTGCAATTTTTCTTATTTCTTTACAGCCTACTTCAGGATATTCACCCAGTTGTTTCCTGGTCTGTTTTCCTTCAATACGATATGAAAGCACCCATTTCTTTTTCCCAGTAGGAAAAACTTCAATAGAAAGCCCTTCCCCATCTGCCATTGAATATCGCTTTTCTTTTGGTTTAAGGCTTTTAACTTGGATGTCTGTAAGCAT